CATAAATGCTGGTCTCTCATATCGGATAATATGTCTTTTGCTTCTTCTGGTTTCATATTAATTTCCTCTTCATCATCAATCTCAACAATTTTTAAGTCTGCGAAATCACAACCCATTGCGAATCCGTCAATCATTTTCTTCTTAACTCCAAATACCTCTATCATGTAAGAATTATTTTCCGTGATTTTTATTACATCTGACTTTTTAACATATTCAGCCATTCTTCATCTCCTCCAACTTCTTCTCTATCGGATTAATAATCTCTTCCAATACCTGTTGCTCATAATTTTCTTTCCAGATTTTTTCTCTTTTCCAAAATTGGATTTTCATAATCTCATTTATTAAATTAATACACGCTATTGCTTCTAGCATTCCCCAACATCCATCACAGGCTCTTTCATTGCACCACTTTGCAAATTCTTTAAATTTCATTTTTGAGTTCCTCCAGCTTCTTCACAGCTTCTTCACGGGTGAGGAATACGGTTTTGTCAAGTTCATTATAATAATTGCAAAATAGCATAAATTGCAGATTGTTTTCTACGATATAAAATTTCTTTTCAGAATCACAATCGCAGTTACAATTATAATTCTCACAATCAATAACTGTTTCTCCAAATTTACTACATTCCGTATATTCATAAGTTATTCGATATACTTTTTTAAATAAATCATCTGGCAATTTCACAAGCAAACCCTGTTCTTCTAAGTCTTTATAAGATTTCAGTTCTTCTAGCAGCTCTGCAACATCTTTCAACCAATACAATCCTCCATCTTCAAAACAACATTCATAAGTATCTTGATAATACGGGCATCCAACCGCTTCCTTGTCGCTGATAGGATCTCTTAAATCCTTGCCAGTTCCACAGACAATGCGTTTATACTCATCATCCATATGTATGAAGTTTTCGTGGTCTGCATAGCAACCACCTCCTGTATCTTGACTGGCAACACATCTAAGTGCTTTTATCGTATCGTCAAGTGTTAATCTCTCCATCTACTTCACCTCTTTCATCTGACTTTCTACAGTATCTGCAAGCAACTTTAAGGACTTAATAAATGATTCCGTCAATGCTGTTCTGTCTGGTTTTTTAGCAAATGTTCTGACAAGGCTTACTGCATCCTTGATTTTTTCTTCATCTTCGACGATTTCAGATGCTTCACACAATGTTTTTTCATTGTCTCTGTAAGTAACAACCTTGCTACTATAAAAATTCAATAAGTTTGGAAACGGAATTTCGATAGGGTTTAAATGGTCTTCTCTCGCCCATGTGAATCCCTGAAGCTTTGCCATTTTTATAACACTCAAATATTCTCCCTGTGTCTTTACGAACACGCTCTTCCCTGTTAAATCAATCATATTTTTCCTCCCTTAATCTTATTACTCGCTTTACCTCTTTATCAGAATCTCTGACAACTCTACCACTTGCGCATTTTACGCATTTGATTCTCCAACCACCTTTATATCTTTCGAAATGTCCATAACCTGTTGGAACTTTTTTACCGCAACAATAACAAGTTCCTGGATACCTATTTCTTGCCATTTACCTCTCCTTTCTCAATCCATTTCCACCAGAGAACCACATATACTGTTCTTTTAAAAAATAAACCGTAACACTCTTTATGGATTGAATCAAAATTCTCTCGTCCAATTTCCATTGCTCTTTTCCGTGCTTGATCTAATGTTTTACACGGCTCTTGACACAAAAACCACATGATTATTTCACCTCTCCTGTAATTTCGTTAATATCCATTTGTCTTATCCCTATTACCGTTTCGTATTCTTTAACTTGTTTGTCTGTAGCAATTTTTAATTTACTGAGCAAATATTCACCACACCAAGAATCTTTATATCCAGATACCATAACAATAAAATCATCTTCTTTGTCATCAACACATTGATAACATGCTATACTTCCTAAGTTTCCTTTTAAATTCTTCGGATTATTTAAATCAACATTTGTATCTGTAATTACAAATGTTCCAATATCTACTGGGAATGTTATAGTAAAACTCATATTCTACCTCCTATACGAAGTCATGTGTTCACAACTCAGCTTTTTCATGGCTCTCCTGTAATCTCATCAATACAAGCGTTCCAGCCAATCTTAAAAAGTGGCTCGAAATCTCCAAGTTTCCGTTCCTTTTCATCGTCGAATTTTTCCGGCAATGGCTTTAACGGACACCAATCAGGTCTAATACTCAAATCTGTAATATCTCTATTGTTTACTCTACAGAACGGGTGAAGCACTCCGCTGCGTAAAACGCATAAAGCACAATATTTTGGCGTATTTATCACTAACACTGATTTACTCATTTTCTCTTACCTCTTTTCTGCAAGAATGCTCCATATTGTGAAAGACTAATGATAGTATCTTTTTCTCTTGTAGCCAGTCCATACCCAAGTCTTCCATTTTTTTATTTTCCTCTTTCGTAAACATGGTTGAAATGTCCTTGCCTTTACTCATCTGATTCCTCCTGTAATAATTCTGGGTTGTCAAACACGTTTCCGGCAGTTTCAATCTTTCTGTGCCAATATCCAAGTTCTTTTCTGTAAAATGTCTCTTCTGGAAAATCAACATAAAATCCAAAATTATAGCTTCCGTAATCAAAACTCGAACAATACATTCCAAATTTTACCGGGGCATATTCTCCGTTATGATTAACAATATCGTTCTCCCAAATTTTCTTCCCGTTCTTGTCGGTCAGACCTGTGAACTGACAGAGGGTTTCTATATCAATTATATTGGTATATACTGTAAACAGATCTGAATCCTTCCGATAAAAAATAATGTCCTTCCCCCCTATGTGATATTGATCTCTTAGGTAATATCCCTCAACCCATTTTCCATCATAAACGCTCTTTGCCTTGAAAAGAATTTCTCTCATATCACACCTCCTTCGGTTTTTCGCACCGCTCAAACTCGATCACCCAGACCCACGGGTTCGCATTCCAGCCGTAGCGATCAAGGTCTGATTTCTTAATGGTGGAATCCCAAATTTTAGCGAATCTTTCTATCGCTGTACGCCACATTTTTTCTTCCCAACCAACGTTTTTTCCATTCTTCCAATTTGCTCCCTCTGCTTTTGCGCCATCTTCTGTGATATTCTGTAACCGCTCCACGCTCACATTCGTAACCTTCAGCCAGATACGAGCAGCTTTTTTCGGCATGTGGATTGATGGTTTCCACGGCTCTTCTGCGTCTTCAGAATTTGCAATGCTAGCCTTATATCCATAGTGTTCTTCCAGATGGCACCCTTCACCTTTTCCAACCCGCTTTGTATATCTGTGCCAAGTCTCACGAACATACAGGATATCTTCCGGCTGATATGGCGATCTTCTTTCCGGCTCCAACGGATAACCACATCTTGCACAGTATACGTTCTCTGCCAGGTTATCATATATGTATTCGTTGTGAACATATTTGCAATTCGGGCACTCTTCCCATTGCGGTTTTACAATTCTTCTGGTACAGCTTTTTCTTCCGTCCAGAATTGCTCGAACCATTTGGGTGTTGAATAAAATCGGTTTAGTTGCCATCTACTCCACCGCCTTTCACAATTTCTATCGCCCTGCTCAGTCCAGCATTGTATCCTTGATGCACATCAGATAAGATACATTCTGATTCAATGAATTTGTCTCTTTTCAATTCGTTGATAACCTTGTCCACATCAAAAGCTGTCGGCTGTTTATTAATGCAATCAATGAACTCTTTCTGATCAGAACTAATACTTATTCCAATCTCCCATATTTTGATGTATTTAATTAATTCGTCTGCATCTATCAGTCTACTCATCTGATTCCTCCCTGTGCTTACATTTTAGGTCCTCTAAAAATTACTATCATTGACGGAAACGGTGCACTATTCTTGCTGCCTCCGAATTTTAACCTTCCTTTCAAAAATCTAATTTCCGATCTGTGATATACAAAATCTTGAAACCATTTCGTATCTGTCCTTGCCGGAACCAGCTGTTTGCGGTGCATCTACTGTGGTGTGAGAGTTGTGTACTTCAAAAGGAATTTCAGCCATTCTGAATAGTTCAAGAAGCACATCTGAATCCTTTCCGCCGGAATACTCACATACAAGTGGTTTGTTATAATGTTTCAACGAGAGATCAGACGCAAGCCGGATTCTTTCAATTGCTTTTTGTTCTGAATCCATAATATTTACACTCCAAATCTTCTAACCAATTCTTTATTCAAATCTGGGATTCTTACATCTGTTTCAGATTCCAATTCCTCAATCATGCTCATAAAGCTTCTTTCGCCACGGTTCGCTTGTCCCACAAACTCATTTGCACAATTGATTACGTCTAAAAGCCTTTTGGTTGAAAATCCATGCAGTTTTCTTAATGCCAACATCATAGTTACGGAATTGATCGTATTCGCCCAGTCATCACCAGTATTGAATCCATCGTTATAGGCTTGATCTTGCATGATTTCCAACTCTTTACGTGAGTTCTGCATGGCTCTGGCGAATGCCTGTGACATTTGATTGTCACAAGCCAGCACCCTATTTTTCTTTGGTGCTTTCATCTTTAATTTGCTTCCCATATTTTTCCCTTTCGTATCTGTATTCCGTCAAACGGTATGCTCTCGATATTCCCGGATGTTCTGTGGCAATCAGAGAATCCATCTCCAATTGCCGCATATGTCTCTGGACAGTGCATTTTGTGAGGTCTGTCCCATCCATGATTTCTTCGTAAGAAGGCATATATCCGTGTTTCTCAAAATACTCCACCAGAAATCTGTAAATATCGTTTCTGGCAGATTGTCCCTCATTATATTTTCTCTGACGGTAATTCATACGCAAAACGGCTATTCTGCCGCAGTATTACTTTTCTCTTCACGCATTTTATTTAATCTTTCCGCAGCTTTCTTTTTCGTTTCGTCGGAATATTTTCTTGGTGGATTGATTTTAATGTAGGAATAAGGCAAGTGGGCGAAAATAGATCCATCGTTATTTCTGGCAATAATTTTCACATCTTCTGGAAATTCCTTTTCTAATTCCTCGCATCTGTTCTTCCAGGCACTTCCATTCTTGGGTAAGCCCTACATAATCTCTTCCGGGAATCCACTCAATAACACATTCATTGGTATTCTCTGCCATGTAATCACTCTCCTTTTAAATAATCAAAGATTGATATTTGCTGATAACATTGTTTTACGATAAAAAATCCTCAATACTCATTTGTCCTACCGGGCAATCCATTACATTTCCATTCAGTGCTTCTTCTACATTTGCTTTCATTTGTTTAAAATAGCTTTCTTTAAGTTCACATGAGATTGCTCTTCTTCCAAGTGTTAAAGACACAAATGGGGTGGAACCGATACCACCGAATGGGTCAAAAATTATATCTCCTGGATTGCTCCATAATTCAATGCAGCGCTGAATAACTTCCAGCTGCAAAGGGCAAATATGACGTTCGTCCTTATCTTCTCGTGCAGATTTTTTCTGTAATGTATCGCTCTGCCTAATGTCCATCCATACTGGACTTGCGTAGTTTTGCCACACATCAACAGGAAAAGTCTCGTGTGTATGCGAAATTCGTTCTGGATTTTCTCCTGGCTTTCTCATTGTGACAATATAATCCGGGATTCCCTGCCTGTTCATTGCACTATCTTTTCTAATCTGCTTATGCAGCAGTCCCAATGCTTTTGTTCTTTGCATTTCAGTTACTGGATTTTTCCAGATGGTAACCTTACTATGGTAAATAAATCCGCAATCTTCAAAAATCTGTCGCATGATTGCTGGAAAGTCTTTCAAGCCAATCACGCCGTCACGCTCTTTCATAAGCGGCAAGTCCATACAATGAAAACTAAGTAATCTTCCGGGCATTGTTATTCGATACAGTTCTTTTGCCAGATAGATAAAATGGTTGTAAAATTCATCATCTCCCTTACTATTCCCCATATCCCGGTCACTGTTACTGTATGTATACAAGCTAGAAAATGGTGGTGAAAATACTGTATAATGAATACTTTCGTCCGGGATTTCTTTTGTGATTTCGCAAGAATCGCCGTTGTATATTGCGTATTTTTCTTTAACAACCTGGTCTAAAACATTCATGCTGTAAATTCCTCCCAATCTGGCAATTTCATTTCTTTTGTTGGCTCATAAGGCGTACTTATACGGCAAGTGCTTTTAAGCTCTTTTTTTGTTATTTCCTTTGTTAATTCTGTCATTTCAGACTGCATTTTCTGGAAATCACATTGCTTCCTTTCAATATTTTCCTTTACGCAGCCTTCCTTCGCGGAAATAATAATGTAAACATTCACAGGCTTCTCTTGCCCGAACCGCCAACACCGTCTGACTGCTTGGTAATACTGCTCATAGCTATCTGAAAGTCCAGTAAATATCATATTGTGGCAATTCTGCCAGTTCATGCCGAACCCTGCAATTTTGGGCTTTGTGATAAGGCATTTGACCGTTCCATCAGAAAACGCCAGCATAGAGTTGCTTTTATATTCTGATTTATCAGAGCCTTTTACTTCCACGGATTCAGATATCAGTTCGCTTAATCTTGCTGATTCGTCATTTAAATCACACCATACAAGCCATTTCTCATTTGAACTATTTACAAGTTTCGCAGCTTTTTTACATCTAAGTTCAAGACTTTCCTTTCTGGCTTCTCTTCGTTCTGTAAGTGTTAATGATTCTTTTATCGGCTCATTTCCGTCTACAATAATTTCGTTAATGTTAAGTTTCGGAAGATCGTAGCCAGATACTTGATACCCGATATTTGCTGGGTTATCTACAAATACACTGAATGTTGCCAGCCATTGCCAGAATACATCTGTTGCATGCCCCTTTAATCTCCATTTAGATGTTTGTCCACCGTCATGCACAAAGAACATTGATAACATTTCCGACCGTGTCATAACGCCGCAAAATTCGCTGTGATTTCCTATTTCCATATAGTCATTGGGGGCTGGTGTTGCAGTACAAGCCAACTTATAAGGAACTGAATGAAAATTCTGAATAATTGCTGTTCTGACTTTTCCAGAATAAGATTTAAGAATACTACTTTCGTCAAGTACAACTCCCACAAATTCATTTGCAACAAATTTATCCATTTTTTCATAATTGGTAATATTAATACCGCTGATACATTCAGATTGGCTTTCCACAACTTTTGCAGTATAACCAAATTTTTCAGCTTCACGCTTCGTTTGATCCGCCACAGCCAACGGTGCAAGAATAAGAACCATTCCACCAGCGTGTGTGCAAACTTGATGTGCCCACGAAAGTTGCATTGGTGTTTTTCCTAAACCGCAATCAGCAAATATGCAGGCTTTTCCTTTCTTTAAAGCCCATCTCACAATGTCTTTTTGAAATTCATACAACATTGGATTTAATTCCGATTTATCAATATCAAACCCACTGCTTTCAAGAACAAATCGTTTGCTCTTTAAAAAATCTTCATAATTCATTTTTAAAAGAAGCCCGGTGCACCCTTACGTCAGCTGAAGGCAAGCTCCTTTCATTTTTTATTTTTTATCTTTGGAATTTAGCCAGTAGAACTACTGGTGTGTTAGAATCAGTGATAGTTTTCTTCATTGAGTAAGTCGTTGAATTTTTCCAACGCCTTAATAGATACTTTGTTATTTGCTTTTTCTGGTCTGATTGATACGTTTAAGTGAGTATCAATAATGTGCGTCAACTCTCTTGCAAGTGTTTTCTTTCCTTGCTGAAGTCCCTGTCTGTATGTCTTGGGCTGTTTATATTGCCCTGTTACTTGCTTTCCAGCTAACTGGCCACCAGCTGTAATGTTGTACATCTGGAAGCCTTTATCTGCAAAAGCCTTGATTGTTTCAATTTCTTTCTGGTCAAGTTCATCCTTTCTACATGTTCTATATGAAAGTTTCCATCCAGTAGGATTACTTTCACTGTAAAACTTATGCTTTTTAAGGCTTAATGCTATATGGTCATATTCTGCTAAATGGCTCGCACATCTCTCACGAAGTCTAAGCGCTTGTCCCACGTAGCTGCGTCGAATCCCTGCTTCGTCTATCCTATAAAAAGCATATATGCCACTTGTATTTGGTATCGAAGGGCATATTGATTCAATCATTTTTTCTCTCGCATTTTTCATTGCATATATTTTTTTATAATTTACTTTTTGCATTTCTCCTGCCCCTTAACGGTGTGGTTAGTATTTCTTCGATAGACCATCCTAATTCTTTTCTATGATATAAACAGTGTGCGTTTATGCCTATAATTTCAGCCCATTCAAGAACTCTATACTTTTCTCCATTGTATTCCCATATTGCAGATTCAGATAAATTCTTACATCTCTTGCTACAATAAACAGCGTCATTGAAATGTCCACCTCTCTTGGCATTAAAAGGTTTGTTACAAATTGGGCATATTTTTGTATAATCTTTAATAGTTGGGTGATCTTTGTAATAAAGAATTTTACCGCATCTTGGACTGCACGTCTTTTGCCCTTTTCTTTGCTTTAGTTCAAATTGTTTTCCACAAACAGGACATATTAAATACTTGTTTTCTTTTGGTATAGAGTTTCTTTTATTTTGTGCCTGCTCAGCATTTGTAATAAAACGGCAGTTATCTGGTTCATAATTTCCGTTTACGTCTATTCGGTCAATGGTTAAGATATTTATTCCATTACTTGTTTTTTCTTCCTTATATCCATTCTCAATTGCCCATTTGTAAAATAATGTGAAATTATTTTTCCATTCATCACACATTACTATTCCACGCCCGCCGTAATTTTTGTACGATTTACATGTTTTACAATAGCAACGATATTTAATACTCTTCCAAAGTGGGTACAGCCTTCCACAGTTATTAGATAGCCCATGTTTTCTGCTCATATTGCCAATAATTTCTCTATGCAGACATCCACATGACTTCGTTGTTCCTCTTTGTAACCCTGCTTGTCTTACAATAGTTTTATTTCCACAATCACAAATGCATTCCCAGCGCTTTGTTCTAACCCCTTTGTCTGAAATAGCATCTTCTGCTCTTTTTATGACGGTGAGTCTCCCGAATTTCTTGCCTGTCAAATCAATAGTTTTACGCATTAAAAACTCCTTTTTCTGCACACTTCCTCATCACGAAAACTTTTCTATAATTCCTCTAACATCCCCCCCCTTTCAATCTGGTCAATGAGTTTCTTGCATTCATCTTTAACATAGGCAAGTGAACGAATTTTGCAATCTGGATCTTTATTTAATTCTCGCCAGTAATCTCCCATTATTTTAAGCATTTTTTTGAAGTCTGGTTCTTCCCCGAAATACTGTTCTGCTATCTCAATATCATAACCATCGAAACAATGAGCGCAGTCAAATCCAATCCACCATGTATCATCATCGTCACAATCGTGTAGAAATGGTTCTGAATAAGTAACTCCACCATGACAGTCAAGATAACCTAAATCATCAACACTTTTCTTTGCTAACTTATGGCTGTAAGGTATACCAACATATCCGCATCTGTATGCTCCTGGCATAAACAGAACCACATATGGATAACCTTTGTATGTAGACTTTGTTTCTAAAACTGGTTTCATTTAATCACTCCCATTCACTCTCGTATTCATCTTCGCCCTCATCATAGTAACCATTTTCCATGATTTCTTTGAATGCAGCTATTGCCTTTCTGAACCTGTCACGCAAAACCTGTTCTTTCTGTTCAAGATCATCAATAACCTTTTTTCTTTCTGCGATTTCTTCTAAAAGAGATTTATTCTCTTCTTCAAGATTGTATCTGGCAATGCGTTTCATGGTTGTTGGGTCAAGTTTTACAATTTCCTTTCCAGTAACGTAAAGAGTTGTTGGATTCATTATTGCCGGCGCATACGTTCTTGTCTCGCCATAAACCGATGTAGTTTCTATTTGTTCTGGCGGTTCAGTAATATCCTCAATAGATTCAACATCAAAGCACATCATTTTCTGATTGCTAAAATAAATAATCTGTCCTGTTTGTACCATTTCATCACTCCTAACTAAACGGAAATTCATCTTCCATACTGCCTAAATCTGGCACATCCATGAAACTAGGTTCCGGCGGCGGTACTGGTCGTGTATCTGGTTTCTGTGGATTCTCTGTCTGACCTTTGTTTTCTGCAAAATCATGTGATTCCACAAAACAGTCATTTGTGTATATTTTTTCACCATTTTGGTTCGTATAACTTCCAGTCTGCCATTTCCCTCTAATATTAATTTTCATTCCTTTTTTCAGAAATTTCTCAACAAATTCTGCATTCTTTCCAAGTGCTACGCATGGTATAAAGTCGGCTTTACGCTCTGTGTTCTTTCTTTTTTCTCTATCAACCGCCAATGTGTATCTGGCAATCTTAGTGTCGTTAGTTCCCATTCGTATTTCCGGGTCAGCTGTCAGCCGCCCGGATAATACAACTACATTAAATCCCATACAATCACCTCTCAATCTGAATGTCGCATCTAATAAGTGCGTGTTTGATTTTCTTTGTATTTCCTGTTACAGTTTCTTCTTTCCCGATAACAAAGGAAATATCATCTTCTGTTACGTTGAATCCTTTTGTTTTGATATGCTCCATGATGATTTCTTTAATTTCATCTGTGCCGATTCCGATTGTTATTTCCAATGGTGTTACCTCCCTGGTTTGTATACTGGTGGCATTGGTTGCCATGCAATGACTGGGTAATATGCAATTCCGTGTTCTTCTACCATGCCCCATCTTCCACCGCCTAAATATGTAAGGGTTGTTGGTAACTCGGCGTCTTTTATGGTAACGTTGTATTTTATCTTATCTTCTGGGCTTTCTCTCACATCTGGCTCTGGCGGTAACTTCACATCTGTTGGAATCCACATATCCGCAGGACTGTAGGAACAGATCAGTTCTTCAACTTTCTTGATTGCGTCATTCCAACCTTTGTCGTACTTACATTCCTGTTCGGAAGGTTCTGGCTTTTTCAGTTTGTCAAGTGTTTTTAAGAAGATTTTCATTGATTAATCCTCCTTGACTTTCTCAATAGTTTCTTTTATTGCTTCTTTCACAGCCTTGGTTTTAATCATCTTATCTGCCAAGGCTTTTGCCGCTTCCTGTACGATCACGTTTTTATTCTCTTCTAGTATCTCGGAAATATGAGAATGTATCATCCTACACAACGGCTCATTGGTTTCTCTACTACCATATAACTCTTTTTTATAAATAACTCCTTTGATTTCTTTGGTAATTTTTTCAACTACCTTGTCCTCAACATTTTTACGGATTTCCTTTGCAATTTCTTCCTCATTGACACCAATCGTTACTGGTACGCTGAATACGCTCATTTTCAATTTCCCTCCCCTATAGCTATCACATCACATCCAATAAATACCAATTCCTCATGTTCACTAATTCCATAGCCGACAGATCTTCTTCCTACTTTAAAAAATACATTATTTGTATTAACCGTAACTCCTTCAGTTTTTTCCATATAATCAGAAACAATAGCTTTCAAAATATCTTCATTTAAGAAAGCCTTTCTTTCGACTATTTGATGTTCTTTTGGCATATATTCAAGCCATGTCTCTATACCTTTGTATTCTTTTCCTTCTGTGTCAGTCCATTCGCCATTTCCAGTATATGCAAGCATGATGATTCTTTCAGAGTTTTTCAGCTTTACATAATACAAACATGCGGTATCATCAGTTGGAGCTTCTGGAAGCATATCTCTTACTGAGCGCCATGCACTAGTTGAAGGAATTGTTTTTCCTGCTTTACGGTCTACATGCTCCTGTCCTTTAATTACATAGTTTCTAAATTTTTTTGGCATTAATTTTCTCCTTTCAATTATTCAGTCGAATTGTTTTCCTTATCATCTTCAACTGCTTTCCAAATACAATCCATAACAGATGCATAATCAAGCAGTATTTCTCTTTCTCTGATGTTTCTTCCGTCTTTTTCATGCCAATCTCTCACTATATAAAGTTCGGCATTTGCAGAAAGAATATCTGTTTTCATGTCCCAGTATTTAATATGAATTTCATAAGCTGCATTTGCAGAAATTGGATTTACATAAATTCCTTTTGTTACTTCTTTCCAATCTTTTAATTCAATTGATACCATCTATTTCTCCTTTCAAAACGGACATAAGTCCAAATTAACTTCTAGCCCCGGTCTGGCAATCTGCACCAGGGCATCATCCCAAACCACCGCTTCTTTTATCTCCTTCAAAATCTGTTCCGGGTCAGCTGCTTCATTACTCAAATGCACCAATGTTACCGTCCGCAATGCCGCTGTACGGTTTGTATTTACCAAGCTTTTGCAAGTATCTAAGGAACAATGGCCTTTAAGCCTGTGCGTGTAATTTTCGGCTGTTTTATCAACCAATTCTCCACAGTAGTTGCACTCAATAACCAAGTGATTCAGTCGCATTGCCTTGAAGTTGTATCGGCAAAACTCAAAGTCTGTCATGTACAACAGCTTTCCCATCTCTTCATGTTCCACGATATACCCATAATTGAAACATTGAATAAGTTGCCCTGTGTCCTTATCCCTTGTAGTATGCGGCAAATAGAACGGTATTACTGTAAACGAGCCAACCCGAAATGGTCTTTTTTCTGGAACGCCTTTCATTAATTCGCCAGTGATGATTTGAAGATGTTCCACGGTTTCATCATTGGTGTAAATCTGAATGCCTAAATTCATTAGATTTTTAAATGATTCACGGTGATCGCTCAACCGTGTTCATGGGTAAGAAGCACGCCAGAAACATCACTTGTTCTGTAATCAATAGCTTTCAGAATGTCTTTGTATTTGCATCCGCAGTCAAGAAGAAGCATTTCTCCGCTGTTGGATTTCAAAACATAGCAGTTTCCATGTGTACTCCCTGTATTTACTATTCTCATGAACATTTTTCATCACCTCGCTTTCTGTTTATTTGTAGCTATTTAAAATTGAAGAAGCAGTTTCTCCAATCATATTTTTATCGTCCTGCTGATATGGAGGAGCTCCGCGCCATAATTCTTTCATATCTTTTAAATCTGTAGCCACCATTGCGTCCCTTATTAATTGAAGCTCTTTAAGCGATAATTCCACAGTCACAATGGAATCCCAATTTATTTTCTTTCTTCCTATTTCTTTCATACTTCATCATTCTCCGGGAACTGAAACACAATGTTTGCAGGCTCGAATTTCATATCTGGGCTGTTAACCATGGTTTTAATGATTCCGAAACCTCTTGCAGCCATTTTTATGCATTCTTCGTAATCATCATCGCTCATTTCAATGTTTTGTGCTAAAAACATTCCTGCATACACTTTATGCAAAGCTTTCATAGCTTTTTGGGCTTTTTCATCTGTCGAATAACGAGCCATGACTGTTCCTTTTTCGCCTACCATTGGCACATATGCTCTTATGATATTTCCAATTCTGCTTAATGATGTGATTTCATAAGGAACATCAATTTCCCCATTCTGACTTGCTAATCTCATTCCTACTCACCTCCGAAAAACGTTTCTCTCATATCAACAGGCTTATATTTTTTATGCATTAAAGCTTTGTTCTTTCTGGCTCCCTGTGGGTCATTGCAGACAAATGATTTGCATATCTCCGGTCTAACAGGGTAGATTGAACATTTCTCTTTTGCCTTATCGTCCATCAGAAACGGACAGGTTAAATCCATTAATGAAGCAGTGAAATTATGTCTGCATTCCTTGATATGGTGTTTGCGAATGTACCACTTAATCTGTTTGATTTCCTTGGATGATATCGGTAGAAAATTTGAACAACACGAACCGCATTCTGAACATTTCCCATCTACCGTGAAATCATAAAGTCCGCTGTTCATATTGCTTACAACTTCTTTAATTGTTTCAATTACACTGCTACTCATATCAGTTTTCCTCATTCACGACAATACCGCCGTGGATAATAACTCTCTTTCCGTCAGAATCATCAAAGTAAACTTCATTCTCTGATTCGGAAACATCAAACTTTCCAGACCAGGACTTAATTTTACCGCCGTTGTAATCGTAAACAGTTACGGTACGGTTCAGACCGCCGTCAATATCACTGGATAGTGATTTTAATGATCTGCTACAGGAAGAACAACCACTAAACATTGTGATTGCTGTAACCCCTGTGATTAATACTGCTATCTTAATACATTTATGCTTCATTTTGGCTCTCCTTTTACATTGTAAGTCGGATTATAATGAGTACCACATATGTAATAACATTTAAAAGAATAATTAAATTGGTTCGATTGTATTCATTTTTTCGAATAAAAGTTACTATCCATATCAAAAGTGCTATTGAAAGCAAAATAATAAGCACAATTGTGGAAGTTTCCATCCTACATTTCCTCCTGGCTCATAAATGACGGAATTTCTGTTTCCACTGGCTCTGCTGCCGGGATTGGTTCTTCTGAATATCCGTCAGATTCCACAATAAATTCCTCACTATTTGCTCTTTCATCAATTTCATTCTGAACTGCTTTTTCTGGATCAGTTTCTACTTCTACGCCAGCATAAAAAGCATTCTGCTGTGTTGGATTCTCGAAATCCAGTTCAATGTGCTTGCACAGTCTATGTAATACAGTCTTTTTGTACATTTCCCCTGTGAAGTTTTTCCAAGCTGGACTATTTGAAGCCTTACTGGACTTTCTTGTGTTTTCAAGGTCTGCCAAAGTCATAGTATCGTAAGCCATGCCACCATCTTTATAAAGAACAACTGCGAATGCTCCAATGATTTTTCCATCATTAAATGCTTTTGGATTGAAGCTAAATGTCTGTTCTCCATTTTCGATGGATTCCTCAAAATCATCACCCTCACGAACCAACTTTGCATAAATATCCTTTATTGGGCGAATAGAGTATTTCTTTGCCAGCTTCTTCGCCCCTCTGTAGTCCGTTTGGTAATTAAGTTGATTTCCATATGGAACCAAGTAACACTCTTTTGAATAAAAATCCAAGCCCAAATAAGCGCCCTTCATCAGTCCAGACATCAACTGTGCTTTGCTATATTTCTGCAACTGTGGATTATCATTTACCAGAGCAAGTGCATTCTGTACGAATCTTGCCTTGTTAAAATCTTTCGGGAGTGCTTCTGCTACTGAATTTAACTTTTCAGTAAGAGCTACGCTAAATGTCTGCGGTTCCTGGTTTGCTACCTGTGTTGTTTCTGCCATATCAATTCTCCTTTTTCTTTTTTATATTTTTCTCTTAGGTGCATGCATAGTGAATTGAAATATATTGTTCTATCCTCTATTGTGCTATTATGTATTATCCTGCTGTGGCGAAATCTCAATCCACCGTGAATGCACCCAAGAGTTATGCTCAGTGGCATATGAAACAGGATGAAGTGTTGTGTCCTGTCCTGTTATTTGCTTTATTGGAATTTTATATCCTGTTGTGATTTCCGGGCATTCACCCGGATTCATATGTCACCGATAGTTACCTAATTAAATGATAGTTACATTGTCCGGGTTGATGTGATATCTTCCGTTTCCATTTGCTCTCTGTGTTCCGATTCCAATGTACTTTCCACTGGTTTCAATCAGCTGCAATACTGTTTCATATGGAAATACAATGTCCGGGCAAGATACTTCAATAGTAGTTCTCCAATTATGGAACACATTACTGCTACAAAGAACCGGGCTTGCACTGATTCCAGAAGTCGGAACGATCTTATTTACCACCTCAACAGATTCAAAGTTTACCGGGCAAATAGAACCTTCGATTGAAAGAGAACGCTTTATATCTGTTCCTTTCTTTCCTGTGGAATCTTTGAAGAAAGTAATAAATGTTTCCGTGAATGATTTCTTGAATGCCTGGGTAAGAATGCAAGGTCTGTTGTTTGCCATGTAATCTTTCCACTCTTCCTCGGTGTAAAGGGAAATATCTTCATCGTGGAAATTAATTGGTTTTTCCCAGTGAATACCAGTAATTAAGCCCTCCCAAACATTCTTGGGCTGATTGTAAATAGCTGGCATTTTGAAGCCTTTGTCCTTGGACTGCTTGAAACATTCAGCCTGTTCATAGTAACGGCTTCTTTTGTGAAGAATGAGGTCTGTGTCCCCAATTAACTCAACTCTTAATGTGGTTTCCTTTAAAGGTTCGATTGTGATGTTTTTTGCCATGTTGCTTTCCTCCTAAAATAAAATGATTTTTTATTGTTTTTGTTTGCGCAAACACTCAAACAGATTAGTAACGCTATGCTGTAATGTAATGTTTTGTGCTGTCATGCGCTGTTCTGTTCTGCGAAACTAATCCGCTTGAATCTTTGTGCAAACTCCAAATGTACTTAGCAAGCAGTAGAATGTGTTATATTTTACTGTCGTGCGCTGTTCTCTATTGTGCGAAGATATAATTTTCTTAGCAGTGTTTCTACTGCCAACTAAATACACTTGGTGGTTTATCTACTTGGTAGGTAACATGAAGTGTCATGTTCTTTGATGTATTATAATTTCATATCCTTTATTATTTTGTTCTTTGGCATCTCATGCCACCTACCCAGGAGATAATTTTGTTTGGATGAGCCGCTTTGCAGACGATATAAAAGTCATGGTTTGTTGCGGTGTAGTGTAATATCATGTTTTATACTTTCGTGTTCTGTTTTACACTGTACTGACGTTTGTACCGCCTACAAAACAGCCCATCCGTTAAGTGTTGTGTCCTATTGTGTTCTATTTCTTGCTGTTATTATCTGTCTTATTCTTTCCTATTCTGTTTTAAGTGTTCACAACACTTGTCACTCTGCATAAGTAATCTATTCTATCCTGTTATATGCTGTTTTGCTTTGTTCTTTCATATTCTTCTACTTATGCAGACTGATAAATGCTGTGGTTCCCTACGGTCATAAACCTGTATTGAACTGAGGTGTAATGTAATGTTTTCTGTTATTTTATAATCTAATAAAGCGTTTTTTTATCCTTTCAATACAAGCATATCAACGTAGAAATTTCGCCGCTACTGCACTCATAAGCCCGTAAGAATAAGGTGCTTTGCTGTGCTCTGTGATATTATGTATTGTCCTATTTAGCAATATAATGTGCCATAATATAGTTTGATTTCTTCCTACTCTTGCAGGCATATCAGCACAGTAGCGGCATTCATGTTTAATTAATCAGTTCCCAAACTTCTTCGTATTCAGAAATATTCTGGTATTTCTGCTTCACTGCCAGAAGTTCATTTCGGCAACGCTCTAAAAGTGCTTCGTATTCATCCGGCTGTTTCAAAATAAGCTGTGTTGGCTTATATCCGCTTTTTCCATCTGTTTTGTAAAACACTCGAATTGCTGTCGGCTTTGGCTTGTTGTCAATATCCTGTTCCACGATTTTTAACTGACAAACTATCTGTCTGGCTTCTTGGATTCTGTATTTTTCAGCTGCTATGGAATCATCCCATGTAAAGCACTTATGTAATTCTGTACTTTCGTCCCTTGCTTTCTCAAGAATCTGTTGTGGTGTAGCTGATTCCATCTGATCGCAAATTTCCATGATTTCAGACGCACATTTTGTAGCATCTGCCTTGAAAAAATGTTTTCCCCATGTTGCTGTTAGCATTTTCCCCTCCTGTTTGTCAGATTACTTTCAAATCCCCATCTGTCACTCTTAGCACAATCATCTGCCTGTCTAACATAGGTATCCTGCTTTTGTCAATGCTCTCAGAATCATCAATCCAAAGCGGAAGATTCAGCCCATTCATTTCCTGTAATCCATTCAGTAAATCAACCTCGCAAAGAATTTTGTCGGAATGATTCAATCCGCTGTTGTAGTCGATTCCATTACAGATCATCTTGCAAGTTTCCACTGGATTTCCCTCAATCGTGTAATCAAGGAAACTGAACTGGAAATGCTTAAAGTATGGATTGATTTTCTCTGCCAGTGCTTTATTTTTCTGAATTGAGAAGTTAAGAACGGTGTCAATGTTTTTTTCAATATCAGCTTGAACTTGTCCAAGGCTTTTCAGTTCCTCATTCAGTTCGGCTACTCGCTTTTCTTTTTCTGTGACTGCTGCCTGTGCAATCTTAATGTCTGCATCCACATTGGAAATCTGTTTCATGACATTGCTGATCTGCATTCTTAATTCCTGTTTCTTTCCAGGAACATCATCAAATGATTTCAGTTTCTCTTCAAATTCTGAAATTCTCGCTGTAACCGCAAGATATTCTTCATCATTTTTCATATCTACAGATTCTGGAAGCTCCGTAAATTTGGACTGTTCTTCCTCAATCTGCTTAGTGAGTTCAGCAACTTCATCCTGTGCCTCACTGATTTCCGACTGTAATTTGTTGATTTCCTCGTTAGTTTTCTTTAATTTTGCAGCGGAAGTATTTCCAAGATCACAAGTTCCTTTCAACTGGTTCTGTTTTGCTGATTCCCAGTTTTGCTTTTTGGTTAATTCATTTTCAATTCTAAACTTCTTCTTTTCTTCAAAGGAAGCTCTCAATTCGGAAACTTGTTCTTCTGGCAGTTCTTGTCCACAGGTAGGGCAAATAGTATCAGAATCATTGAATGTTTCAGCTTCAATGGCCTTCAGTCCAGAATCATCCCACTCCATTTCCTTGATTCTCGGATAGTCCTGTCTGGCTCTATCCAAGTCAGCTTTTGCTTGTTGTGCTTCCCTTATGTGGTTATCCAGTTCCATTCCAATAATACGAATGCTTGATTCCTTTTCTGATTTTTTTAACCTAAGTTCGGAAACTGTATCAGAAATGAATTTTTGTCTGGCTCTTAACCATTCATTCGCTTTGCTAACCAGACCATCCCTGGAAGATTTCAAACCACGGATTTCATATGAAAGGCTGTCATAGCCTTTTGCTGAATCTTCAAGAATCCGTTCCTGTTCTTCCAGTTTGGAAAGCTCCGCATTAAGCTCCTGTTTTTTGGATTCTAGGGAGGAAGTGTCTTCCGCTTCAACACTTCTATTGGTTTCATACTTGATTTCCGTGTCTTTTTCATCGCATCTCTTTTTCTGATCTCTTAAATCTTTTCTTAATTTTTTCAGAGTGTTTTCTATAGAATTTCCTTTTGTTATTTCGCTTAAAGAAACATATTGAGGATTGTCTAAAATAAATTTATTTACGTCAAATCCTGCCATCTCCCCAAGCTTTTTTCTGGCTTCCGAAGTGGATTTCTGTAAAATATCAAGAAAAGTTTTTGGATTACTGCACATCAGAAGCGTTGAAGGTTCTGCTATTGACTGGATGAACTCGGTATAATCCTTTGATTTAGCCGGGAATCCGTCAATTTCATAAGAAGTTTCATTTCCATCGAATACCTCTTCTGACTGTCCTCTTGGTTTTCTCCACTTTTGCTTTGTGATTTTGCGGATCACTTTTTCTTTCCCATCAATCGCAAGTGTAAGTTCTCTTACAACATCAACCTTTGGCACTTCCACGCCATTTTCTTTTCTGCGAATAGAAGTAGGTTCTGTACCATTCGCCATCTTACCTGTCAGAACGTCCAAATATGCGTCCTGCAATGTGGATTTTCCTTCTCTGTTTCTGCCGGAAATCTCTGTTCTTGGAAACAAATCTACAGACTTACTCGGAAACTTCTTGTAATTCTCCAGCGAAATTTTTTTCACTTCCACTTTCATGCTCGATTATCCTCCCTATTGATACCTCATATGCGGTTCTGATCTCTACTTCATCACCAGATAATTTTTTATGATAAATCCGGCTCTGGATTCTTCCGATTATTTTTACGAAATCTCCAACCTTGAAATCAGCAGCTTCTCTGGCTTCTTTCCGCCATGCTATACATGGGATATAATCTGTTCTTCGTAAATCATATTCGTTGCAAGCAATCATCAAATCACAGATTTCTTTTCCTATTAGTGTTTTGCGGTAAATAGGCGGTTTGCAAAGATAACCTTCCAGAATGATTTTGTTTTCACCTTCTGTGCTCCCATCACCTTCTCCACACCAGATTGTTTCCGCTTTGATTTCAAGAATCAAATGTGACTTTCCACTTTCATGTTTGTTTGAAGAACTGTATCTCCCTTCAACATAAGCGTGTTTTCCAATCTTTAAACCTTCCGTCTGCTTTTCTTTAACAATTACTGGAAGCAAATCTACGTTTCCACTGGTACGCTTTGCACCAATATAAAATCTTGCGAATTTTTCTCCGTCCTTGAAAAACGTTCCTGGCTGAATGTCCATTATTGCGCCAAATATCTGAACTTCATTCTTATTATTCTTCATCCTCCAATTTCTCCATTTCTTTTACGGAAATCTCATATACACTTTCCGTTTCTTCTCCATTAACATAAACATCACGGCTCATTAACCTGCCAGTTACTTTAATGTAATCATTCCTTTTAACGTCTACCGCCAGATCAGCACCTTTTCCCCATAAAGTACAGCGAGTAAAGTCGGATCTTTCTGAAAAATCTCTTGGAATTGCTACGAAAAGATTTGAAACTTTCCTGTGCGTTACTGGCGTAAGTTTTGCATATGGCTCTTTCGTGCAACTTCTGGCAATAAACTCTACTTCGTTTATATCACCATCCGGAACCTGTTCTTCCAGGATTTCCACTTTATCAGCTGCGATATAATTAACATTGTGGTGCTTATTTGGATTTTTAGAAGTGTCCATGCTTCTGATTGCTCCTGTTACCACAACTTCTTTTCCGTTATAATCATTATCACGTACAATGGGATCTTCTATAACGATTTGGAACATATCTACTGCACCACTTTTACGAATAACTGTCAGCATGAATTTGTAATAATATCTTCCGTAATGTTCGTGGCTGAACACTATTTCCCCGGCTCTACCTGATAATCTTACTTTATTTAATCTTTTCATTTACTTTTCCTCCGTTCCTAATATAATAGGAAGAAACATTATTGAGAATAAGACGGTTGATACGAAGAACACCCCAATAACATCAAATGATGTAAGCATCCATGTAATTGAGAAGATTACTGTAAACATCCCTATCCCCACAAATATTTCTTCTATTGTCTTTACCACCTCTTTCATTTTGTCCTCACTTTCTTCTGGATGTGGTTACTACAAGTGCAGTTGCCAGAATAGCGATAATTACATTTCTTGCCATCAGCTTTTCTTCCAGATCAGCAATGATTTCACTGGAAAGTGGCTGATTTTCGCCATTTTTTTGCATAAAAAGTCCTCCTGTTATATTTTTGTTTGTCAAATACAGGAGGTTGTGTTATAATAATCCTGTATTTAACTAACTCATTCTTAGTTAGATACCGTCCTGGTTGGTGTGACCGCACCTTCCAGGGCAACTTAATCTACTTCTACAAATTTTCCGTCTTTCAACATATAGAAAGTATCTTCTTTAATGTTTTCTCCATCTACTTTTGCTGATTTAATATCTACAATATGATATTCATTATTAATTTCTTTCCACTCAGTCAGAACAATAAAACATCCGATTTTTCCCTTAGCTTTTGATTTAATTCCTGTAGCTAACGCAATGCTTTCTTTTCCTTCGACAATTGCCGCTGACTTATTTCCGGTATTGGTTGCCGCTGAATAATCTCCGGTATTGGTTGCCGCTGAATAATCTCCGGTATTGGTTGCCGCTGACTGATATCCGGTATTGGTTGCTGCTGACCGATCTCCGGTATTGGTTGCTGCTGACCGATATCCGGTATTGGTTGCCTTATCATCTTCCCAATCAACTTGCTCTTTTATATATTCAACGCCAGCTTTTATAATTCCGGCAATTCCAATTTCTGCTTTTACGGAAATTTTCTTTCCAACTCTCTTGCTATCATCAGATGATTTCTGGCCATTCTCTTCAAGCTCAACTTCACAATATCTGGAATCTGAAGGTGGATAATAACCGAATACATCCATCGGAAATTCGCAAGCATGGAATCCACAATTACAAATGTCTGCTTTTTCTTCTGTGTATTCTTTTCCAATTTCATACTGGAAATCTCTACACTTTAAATCTTTGTCAAAGCCTTTAAAGCATTTCATTCTTTCTTTTCCTCCTTTGATTTTTCTGCATCAAGCCCAAGCATTCTAAATGCCATTTTCTTTGTGAAATCATAATCGTTCACGCTATTCGCCCAAGCTTCAAATGCCTTTAACCTTCCAACCAGAAGTGCGTATTCCTCATTGGCGTTCTCTGGAATATAATCTGTGCTTTTGGTTTCTCCCATGATTAGTCCTCCTTATCTTTTGCTCCAAATGTTTTAAGCATTTCTTCCAGAAGCGAAACAATCTGAATAATTGCATCTACCTGTTTGAACTTTTCCTTGATTTCTTTGTCAAATTCTTCCTCATTCATAAGACCATGCTCGAAAGAATGTCTAAGCTGCTCTTTTACGTCTTTCTCTTCTCCACCATTTTTTACGAACATCTCTTTAATTTCATGGGTGATAACTGCATACTCTGAAAGAATATCAATCCCTTTACCAGAAATATTAACTAAGCCGTTTTCAAATTTAATCATTGTTTTTCCTCCCTATTTTCTTTTATTATCTCCCTCTGAATGGTATAATGTGTTCAGAAAGGAGGTGTGTTAAAATGTTTCTCAAATTAAAAGTTTCCTGTACTTGTCATTGTGATTACTATATAAGTGAAAGAATAAGTACAGACAAGGTTGTGTGCCCGAATTGCGGAAAGGAACATCCTTATTCTCATAAAATAATTTCAATGCTTCATGCCGCAAATGAGATTGATGATGGCAATGTTCCCGGAGCAGAAACAATAAAAACTTCCGTTATTTCTGAATGGGAAGATGTGACTGAGTGTCAATAACAATCTTCATGTACTCTAAAAAGCCTTTCGCTTCAGTGGCGGACAGACCGCATTCGGCAATTTCGTTTTTTACTTTTTCTACAAGGTCGCTTGCCTTCTGTCCGTTTTTGTGGCGATATAACTGATATATTTTGGAATCATAATCGGATAACCTTTCAGCAACGTAATCATCTGCTAACATTCTTTGTTCACCTCCCCTATTCAATAATTGTAAGATCTTCATCCACCGCAAATGGTTCAGTAACAAATATTCCATCTTCTTTAAAGAGAAGATCAATTTCAACATGTTGCTTATTTGCACACTTCACAACAACTACATTCTCATTTTCTTCTTTGGTATGTGTGAACAAAATATCTGCAATTTCAAAACCTACAAGAGAATGAAAAATTTCTGGATTATCTCCATAAAATTCGTAGCTTTTAATATCTTTCACTGTTTTACCCTCATTTTCTTTCTGAATTAATATCATAATTGCAATCGCGAATCTGCATTTTTGTATTTGTACACGGTTGCCATCCCTTGATGTACTTCACAGCTTCCTCATATCTTAATTTTGGAATGTTGTTTCTTGCGTTTACACCGAAATAAGATTTCACATCTCGATTACATTCTGCGAATACTTTCTTTCCGATTTCTGAATAGGCATTAGATTTCTTTCCGCCCAACGCTTCAATAACCACTAGCGAAACCAGATCCCCAAGATATTTTTGCTGACCGTAGTCAATTGTCATTGTATTTTCAAGTTTTTCGATTCTTTCCTCATGATCTGCTGTACCCTGGGCAAGAATCTGAATTTGTTCGGCAACCGTCAATGGTTTTCTGTAGGAACCTGTCTTTCGAATTTCTGGGAGAACTTTACTTGTCACCCAGTCTGTAAACCTTTCGGCAGATTATTTTCTGCTCTGGAAAATCAATTTATACATATTGGGTTCATTTACAAAGTTAGCATTCTGCTTTCTCCCGATACCATCAATGACCTCATTTGTAATGACCCCATCTGCATTTAACCTTGTCTTTGCCTGGCTCGGATTTGAAATTTCTAATGCTTTGCATATATCAATCATGCAAAACCAAGGTTCATTATCAATAGTTATTGTCCGAATATCTCCGAACTCTGGCGAATTAAAAATCTGTAATTCGTTCATTAGTCTCCTTTCTGTGATATAATCTCCTTTAGGAAGGTGTAATCTCTTTTACATAGAGCACATCTACTGGGTTAAATTTCAAACAATATTGCTTTCCAGCGTCATCCCATTCCAAACGTATCAGTTTATCTCTAATGTCTGGTTTCACAATATCATCCGGGAACACACACGGAATTTCGATTGTTTCCCCATTTTTAAATTTGATAATTGTCATCTTCTCCTTATAATCTCTCCTTTCTTGTGTTATACTCACTATAAGAGTGGAGGTGATGATTATTGGTATTTAATGGTTTCTGCGATAAGCAGAACAAAAATTATTCCATTGAAGCTTCTCTCATTAATACTGGATCATTGGATGATTTGACGCCTAATTACACAATAGGTCGAATTAAGTGTAATTATGCAAGCAAAACTGGATGTTGTTCAAATCCGAAACAATGTTCCATTTTAAAAGCTTCAAAATAATTCTGTTTGGCTCTCTGAGATATGGGAGCCTATTCTGTTTGAAATTTCAGCATCCTTGGTGAATCTTTAAACTTGATTCCCTCAATTTCCCCGATACCTTTCTGGTTCACCTGCAACATCTGCAAGTCCGTGGATAAATTTAAAGCATTCAGATCAATGGAAAGAATAGGTTCTGAATCTCCAACTCCCTGTTTCAGCTCAAAGCTTCTTACCCCTTCGAGTTTGTGACCGTCCACAAGGATTTCTGTAAATATTCCACATTCGCCATCTACTTGACGAATTTCAATTTTTGATTTTTTCATGCAATTCCTTTCTTAATAAATTTTCAATTCAATTTAATTGAATCTATTGGGCACAAAAATAAAGTCCATAGGAATCCCAGAAAGTTCACTCATTTTTCTAAGTTGTGATAATGTTGGTTCTGTCTTTCCTTTTTCCCAGTTAATAACTGTACTATTGGAAATACCGAACATTTCAGCCCATTCTTTCTGGTTATATCCAGCGTTCACGCGAACTGCTTCTAATGAAATCTTTGGCATTTGCTCATCTCCTTTCTTAACTGATGGTCTTATTGTAATTCATTTTAATTGAATTGTCAACACTAAAATTCAATTATTTTGAATTTATACTTGAATTTTTTATTAGTATGATGTACAATACAATATGTAAGGAGGAGGAACACCATGATGACAGATGAAGAACAGAAAAAAATCTTTTCAAACAATCTCAACAAGTATATTTCATTAAGTGGCAAACAGCAAAAAGAAGTTGCCGAAGCAGTAGGAACTAACCCTTCCACATTTAACATGTGGTGCAAAGGCAATTCAATGCCAGGAACAGGAAAAATCAGAGCATTAGCAGATTATTTCCGAATTGGAATGTCTGATTTAACGGATTTAAAAGAGGAAAAGGAAATTGATGCAGAATATTCAGATGTATCAATGAAAATCGGGCTAACAGATCCACGATTCATGAAAATTATTCTTGAATACGATAAACTGTCGCCCGATAAAAAAGATTTGTTGTGTGATTTCTTTGAAAAGTTTATTTTCTAGGTTCTGAGGGTGGGAATTATCTTCCCGCCCTTTCTTCTTTGTATCCTCTTTTAACAAACCAATAGATAAGATTTAATATCTTTTCACTATGTATCTCTTGTATCATCTCAATAATTTCTTTCTTGTAATCCACGTAAATCCCTCCCAATATTCCAAACATTTGTTCTTATTTATTAAATTATATCATGTTTTTATAACCATATACTGGGATAGAATTGTTTCCGCTTAAATCTTTCCTGGCAAACTGATTTATTCTGATTTTTCTATGAATTATAAGTTTTTTTGTGTAAATATTGTGATTTTTGCTTTTCCAAATCGTAATAATAATAGATAGAAATAAAGGGGCTGGATGCTTGTCTGCGAGGGATTTATAGCGTTCATGAACAACCTGTTTTACCTCTGCTTTTGCAGTTTCGATAGTTTTATTCCTCCCAAAGATAATACTACGATCCGGGCGGAAGTAAACGTATTGAATCAAGAACGCCTGCACGAATATCAGTATAAACACAATTATGATTTTTTTATGTTTCTCCATGAATCCATCCCCTTTACACTATCATCTTAATGTATTACAATAACATTGTATCAAAAAATATACAATCACACAGGAAATGGCGAAATTAGCACCTCTGGTGGCGAATTTTACGTGAAAAGAGATGATTTGAATGAGAATTGCAATATGTGATGATAGCGAAATCCAGATTGATATATTTATGCATCGGATTAATAATTTTCTCAAACGAAATGGTGATATAAAAGCATTGATTACTCCGTATGATAAAGGGCAGCCGCTTATTGATGATGTGGCAGATGGCGAGTGGTATGATATTGTGGTTTTGGATATCGTTTTGAAAGAAGAAAATGGAATTGAAGTCGCAAAGGAATTGAGATTAAATGGCTATAATGGAAATATTATTTTCTGGACAGCCCACAAAGAGTATGTTTTTGAAGCTCTTGATATACTCCCGGTACACTATATCATAAAAGGTTCTGAAAACGGCAGAATGTATAGTGCTTTCAATCATGCTCTGGAACATATCAGCAAAAGCACTCTTATGATAAAAGGAAAAGACTTTATTCATCGGGTGGAGTTTCAAAATATCGAATATATTGAGAGCCGAAACAAATACATCATTATCCACTGCACTTGCGGTATAGTTTATACGGAACGATGTAAACTATCCGATATTGAAGAATTACTGGATTCCAGATTCTTGAGGTGTCACCAGAGCTACATAATAAACATGGACGAGGTAAAAGAAATAAACACTTCGTTCCTTATGTTTTCTGGAAATACTGTGCCTATCAGAAGAAAAGACTTTGCAAAAATAAGAAACGAATTTGAAGAATATACGACATTTAAGTAACTCCCGGGGAAAGCCCCGGGAGTATTATTATTTCAGTAATTCATTGACTTTTTTCTGCACTTCTGCGTAGTTGTAGCCGGCAGCTTCCAGGCGGTCTCGTCTATCTTGTCCATTTCCCCATTCGCCATTGATTACCTCTTTTGCAACCTTGTCTACACTTTTCTTTGCTGTTACGGAATACACCGCTTTTCCATTCCAGTCAAAAACAGAGTAACCAGCTTTGCAAGCCTTTTTCGCATTTTTCAGTGACTTGTACGCCCCGATCTGGCTCTTGGAATCCTTCCAGGTCTTACGGACACGGTAATACTTATCAACCTTTACAGTCGGCTTTGTGGTTGGTACTGTCACGGTTTTGCTGGAAATAAGCTTCTTGAATCTATCCCAGTCACCCTTTGCACGGATAACGGATGGACAATTCTTAGCACACACATCGTAATGCTGCACTACTCGGATTGCTGGGATTCCGTATTTCTTCATAAGCTGCTTGCACACATCAACGGTATTCTGGAATGCTTTTTCGTAGTTATATCCAGCATTCATGCACATTTCAATTCCGATGGAATTATGATTATTTACAGTTCCAAAAAGCTTACCGCCGTAATTTACCCCAACGTGCCAAGCCCCACGATTATACGGCAAGGCTTGGTATGCTGATTTATCGTCCACGAATACATGGGCTGAATAGCCATGAAAATTGCCATTATGCTGTGCAGTGGCGTGTGCTTTGGCATCTGCTGTCTTGGCGATATTATCTGTATTGTGAATGACAATATACCGAGGTGTTTGTCCTGCGTAGCTGTTGTTGTTGCTGATTAATGAGGTATTGATATTCATGTATGTTCTCCTTTCATTATTGAGGTTAAAAAGTGCATAATAAAAAGCACCCCAAATGGGATGCTCTTTAGCATAAACTCTTTATGCAATATATCTCTTATGATTAAATTTCACAGAATCGTGGCTGATTTTAGCATAAATCATTGTGGTATCAATTCTTTATATCTCCAAATATAGCCGTTTGCAGTTTTACGTATTCCTTTGCATACATTATTAATTTCTTTTCTATCTACTTTTGCTTTCTTGGATGCTTCTAACACTGATTCAAATTCAGCTATATAATTCATATCTTCATCAAATTGAATAACTGCTTTTCTCTGATGGTGTATTGTGTGTGCTTCTTTAACAATATTATTTATTACACTATTATTACCTCTTATTTCTTCATACTCTTCTTCATATATCCAAATGTATCCACCAGAAGTTTTTAATTTATGAATACAGTTATAATTAATTCCATTTCTTCTTACACCTGTTGTTTTTGATGCTTTACAAATATTATCGAATCTAGCAATAAAATTCATTTGAAGATCAAGTTGGACTACAGGTCTTGCATTTGGATGTTCAAATTCCTTATTAACCAAACTTAATATTTTCTCTTTATTATAGCGGTTACTCAAGTATTCGTTTTCGTGTAGCCAAATATATCCTCCGGCAGTATAGTATCCTTCTCTATGCTTACACACAAGTGAAATTTTACTTAAATCTATATCGTTTGCTTCACTTGCTTCTTTTATAGAGTCATAGCGGTTTAAGTAATTAAAACTTTTGTCAAACTGAACAACCGGAACCATAAGAGATAAATTTTTAGCGCCTTCACCGCCAGTGCAAATATTATAACCGTATTTAGAATCAGTTGTCTTTAATTCTGAAATTGTTTTAATTTCAAATTTATTTGCTTCTTCTAGGCTTAAATTATCATACAATATTTTTGCTTCGAAATTTTCAATTCCATATTTTTGAATAGCATTATAAAAACGTATGCAATGTTTATATCCTTGCCCCTTTTTACTCCCAGCTCTAATTTTTAATGTTCTGCAAGTCTGACCAACATACTTTTTCCCGTTTATTTTATTGGTATAAACATACACTTTATAATTATTCTTCTTTAAAATTCTTTGTTCCATTTTATTTTCCCTATTATTTTCCATAAAAAATACCCTCCTTTTGGGTTCACAAAGGGAGAGTACTGTGCTATAATAATACTGTACCCTTTGTGGTGCTTGGAGCTGAGTTTTTTGATTGGTAGTCGGGAACTCAGCTCCCTTTTTGTTGTTGTGATATACTGATTATATCATGTATTATCTTTTGTGAATAGAGTTTTTGCAATTTTATTTGTTTTTCGCTAACTATTTAAATGAGAATCAATTCTGATAATATTTTTTCTATCAATAAACTTGGTGGCGGAGATATTGATGTTATTGTTGATAGATCTAAAAAAAACAATAAGTTTTCCAGTTCCAAATTGGTCAACTGTACTTATGATTAGTATTGGCGGCGTTGATTTGAAATAATTATTTCATTTGAAGCCCATATATGACGATTTTGTTAGAACCTGTAGACTTGTATTTTGCCCAAATATAGTAAGTAATATCCTTAGATGCTTTATCACATATGTACGTTAGTATTGTCGGATATTTTTCGTTGTTTCCAATTATTGTAGCTTTTGAATAATCGGAATCTGAATTTACAATTGAGATTCCAAGCGGCTCTGACTTCTCATAAAATGCTTTTGCTGTAAAGATAAATAAGGTGTTTTTCGGGACTGTAAACGACAATCCTGTATATACGTATTCATTAACAACTTGAATATTCGCATCTTTTATTTTCGATATAAAAGATGACTTGCCATATAAATAGTTAATTGCCCCGATAACTGTTTTATTTTCGGTTTCCAATTTACTGATAACAGCCGTTGCCATTTTATCAACTACATAATCCCAAAACTTGCTCATTAATCCACGTTTATTCGCTCTCGCAGTTGCGTCATACAGCATTACTTCGTCATTATCCGCTAACGTATCTTTTGATGTGTATTCAGTCCATTTTGGCATGTTGTTGTCCTCCTTTTAATTATTGATATTAATTTATAAAAAGAGGATGATTTCTCACCCTCTTTATATTGATTTGCCTAACAATTGTTTGATTTCTGCAAGTTCTTCTTTAATGCTTTTTAATTCAGATTTCAATTTTTCATTCTCGCATTTGAGTTCCTTGATTTTCTCGTGATTGAATTTTATCATAGCGAACATGGATGGAATCATAATTCTGTAATTCCAATCCTCGGGCTTCCCATCTGGCAAATGGTTTACTGCAATTGGGAAACGTCTTTCCATGTCCTCTGCAAGGAACATAGGCATTAACTTGTCATATCTGCTGTCGTTTTTATCGAGATATCCTTCTTTATACTTCGCCCAAACAACCTTTGTCCTATAGAGTTCTTCCAGCTCTTCTTCTTTAACTGTTGTCCGAATTGACTTATAACGCCAAGAAGATGATGGGACTTTAATAACCATTCCATCTGAATTAATACCCAAGTGTGTTCCGTCTGTAATATTTCCCATATTTTCAAGACAGAAAAAATTCGTAGCATCACCGAAACCGCTTAGTGGATTTCTGATTTTTATGCCGCCATCAATTACAAATCCGCTTCCATTTGCTTTTAGATCAACGCCATTTATGGTTACCATGTTGTTTTTCGCATCAAGTACAATGGCACCGTTTGCAGAGGTTAATTTTCCATTTGTTTTATCAATCTGCCAGTTTCCAATTTCCCCAGTTAGCGACTTTACGCTTCCAGAAAATTCGCCTTGGTTAAAATGAACACCTGTATTGTCAATATATCCAACCTGTGTGCCACTTGCATTCAGAATGGAAAGTAACCCATTTCCGTTATTTGAACCGCCAAGTTTCAATGTACCTCCATGTGCATAGGTGAATGAAAAATACAATTCTCCATTTTCCATGTACATGCCCTTTATTGCACCGTTGTTTGTAAGCATATTGAACACTTGCTCATTTGTGTAAGCGTATTCAAGTTTTGGCATATAAATATAAGTATCATATTTTACGCTAGACCCAACTGATGATGTCAAGATTCTCAAACTGTTTAAACTATCATTTGGTAAGCTAGATAAAGTTGTTGTTACTTGCAGTCTTTTCCATTCAGTTGTAGTTTTAGCATTTAATATTGTTTTACTTCCAAGATACACATATACTTGTGTTGCAACACTAGTTTTTATCCAAAACGAAAAAGTATAATTTCCAGTAACTTTTATTGGCTTATAATTTTTCGTTCCAAATTGTGCTCCAGTTCCGTTTATTTTTATTGCATTTTTACCGCCATCTACATCCTGGACTCCATACTCATATGTATATGCATTTTGTGTAGACCAATAATCTTTAACGTTTTGTTCTGTTAGATAATACCCTTTGATTATATTGTCCGATGTAATATCTTGGACTTGTTTTATAGCTTCTTCCTGTGCTATATCAGTAACGCTTTTATCTCCTAATGTAAACTGTGAAGCTGCTATTGTTACTGCACCAGTGGTTTTGTCAATGGAAAAAGTGGTTTTTCCATTTCCATCAACAACCCTAATTCCTTTGGCTTGCACGTATTCACCATTTACATAGACATTTCCATTTTCATCCAAGTAAATCCCCTGTGCCTTGCCGCCATTGGTAAGTTTGTTGAAAATATCGGCTTGTGTCTGTCCAGAAACTGCGGTGCTGGCAGAAGAATCTGCAATTTCCTTTACTGTTTTGCCTTGTAAGGAAAAAGTTTTTGGAGCTAGGATGACGTTTCCTTTGCTGTCGATTTCTAAGGTTACGTTCTTGTCATCATTAATGACTTTTAGCCCACGACCATTAATTCTCTCACCGGCAAGCAATCCAGCCAGAATATATTTTGCATTGATATATACTTTTCCGTCCTCGATGTAGATTCCCTGTTCTGTCCCGCCTTTTGTGAGTTTATTGAACACTTCATCCTGTCCAAGACTGGTATCGTAATTATCAATTGCATTTTTGATATCGTCTTTGTCTGCGTACTTGAAGTCAATCCAATCGGATGCAGTAAAGTCACCATTAATACGATTTACAAAAGAAGTTTTGAGAGAAGCCTTTCCTTCACTATTGGTCGTTACCCACAAGTCACCTTCGTAATATGGTGGTGTTGGCTGAATCATGTAAACAGATGATTTACCGTCTATCTTGTCCAACAATTCATTTGGTATGGACTGTGGTTGCCAGATGCCAGATTTGTATATCCACTGGGTGTTATCCGTGGTATTATGCCAAAGATCGCCTTCATGCTCTACCTTCTCAGATTCCCATACCAAAACAATTTCATTCCCGGATTCATCCAGAATCTTGTTTCCGTCAATATCACACCATGGATATTCCTCTGTTTTTGTCCATTTTACAGATGGATCGTTTGGCTGATACCAAGTCTCAATTTTCCCGTCTATCTGTGTTTTTAAAGAATTAAGAGAATCTTTAAAAACACCATTAATAAATAAGTCTAAAGAGCTATCGTCCGTATACTTTGAAGCCTTTTCCCAATCATCCACTGAATAAGAGCCGCTTGCTCTGGCAACCTTACATCTCATCAAGTCACCATTAGAGCCTTGCGTCCATAAGTCTCCAATGTCATAAGGTGGCTTTGGCTGAACGACGAATACACGCCGCTTATGATCTGCCGTATCTTGCGCTTTTTCTGCGGCGGCAAGTGCTAACGTGATATCAGTATCTTGTACCAGTTGCCACTTCCATGTTGCCCCATCTTGCATAAAACGGTAAGCATATCCTTTGGATTTCCAGTAAAATAAGTCACCCTCATGTTTCTTTCGTTCTTCGTTGGTAGTCCAACCAGAAGCCGGGATATTCTGCAAGGTTGGTTCATAGTCATAAAAAAAAGTCTCAATCTGTCCGTCGATTTGAGACTGTAAATTATTGATATCAGTTGTGTATGTATTGCTTATAAAATTATTTACTTCTTTTTCTGCTTTTTCCTTTGCAATTGCATTAACATCTTTTCCCTTGATTTGTACAGAATCTGCATTAATAATAACCCTTCCTGTTGTTACATCAACCAGGAAAGTTGTGTTTCCATCTTTATCAATAGCCTTAATGGTTCCCGTATTAATCCAGTCAGCATTAACACCTGTAGCCGTAAGGATTCTGGCAATCACATCACCATCGACAGTCATACCGCCATTCCAATGTTGTCCACCATCTGTAGATACTGCCCATGCTTCTGCGGTCATTTTCCAAACAATATCAGAATCGGATAACTGTGGCTTGTTGTGAAGATAATAAATATTGCTTCCGTCCGGCTGTTGCTCTACGGTAGTATATACGCCAGAGGATTCCGCTAAACGATTAGACAACTCCTCTATAGCTTTTTCTCTGGCGGTACGTTCATCTCTTAAATTCTTTTTGTTTTCTGCCTGTACTTGTTGATTAAGGCTGTATTGTTTCTGCTTATTCCTAGATACACTCTTAGCACTGCATTCAAGTTGCTCAAATGTGCCTGGATTCAAAGCAACAGAAGTTAGGAAGCTCTTGTACTGTTTCCCATTTCTGTCGGAAATCTCAATGGTGTCACCAGCTTCCCATGCAATATTGGTCAATGCGCCTGTGGTAAACGGTCTGAATTTCAGCCCCACGCACCTGTCTGCGATAATTTGACAGATTTTCTCGCCAGAGCCCTCTTGAATTAGCTTATTATCACTTATTTCGATAACGTAGCCAGATTTCCCCGACTGATATGTTTTCGCTTCATTTTTAGAAGAATTTTCAACGTATTCTGTAACTTTTACACCTGTTATTTCGATATCGTACATCCATGGTGTGAATCCATTTGTATCTATGGCTGTAATACCCTTTTGCATAACAGTGATAATCTGTGCGCCAGTAGTATCTAAGATATCTTTTCCTTCAATATCTTTCCATGGTACTTCTTCCTTATTATAAAAATCGTCTGGCACTTCATTTTTATACCAGTCAAGGCATAATCTGCCGTATGCATCTGTTTTCGCCCACTGACAGCCCATCTGCGCTACCCATGCAATTACCTGTCGGAAAGTAATACTGCTATCATCTTGTCGATTCTGAATTACGAAATCATCGTTATCAAACCTTGTAGATTGAAGTGTTACTCCGCACACCTCGCAAGCATCCTGGATGATCTGTAATCTGGTTGCTGGGTATGTCAGCTTGCTATCTGAATAATCACGATCAAATAATCGCATGGAATCTTCGCAAGCCAAACTGATTATAGCTGTATTCTGATATGGTGCATCCGTTACTGTCATGGTACAGATACGGATTTTTTCAATACCAGTAGATAATTCAAGCCCAATATGGCAAACAACTCTTGCTCCGTCCCAGATGTAATCTGTGTACTTTCCAGAAAAGTTGTTGATCTGCAATGTCAGCTTATTTACGATAGCTGCGCCGATATCAAAAGAACCACTTTGCGATACTGCATCCTCAAATTTGAAGCCATTAGACCATAAATCTTTGTCGGTAATGGATAATGTGCTTCCGTCTGTAAAGGTAAAATCTGCATATTTCAGATAGTTACGGTTCCCACTATTCTGTTGTTCTTTAAATTCCGTTGATAAATTTCGCATATTTTACCTCTCGATAAAGTCAAAACTAAGTCCTTCCATGCGCTCATTTCCAACCCACCAGCACTTAAAAGGGGATTCCCTGTCCCCAACATAAAATGTTCTGGTTTCGTGCTTATTTGCGGATAACAGGTCTGGATATGTGACCTGTATGTACTCTGGATTTACTGCCTGTATAATTTTGCAAGCAGTGTCCCAGTCTGGGCCATTCCAACCTACAGACAGCTTTCGTTTCTGTCCAACTCTGTTTTTATGCATGGTCGTATCGTCTGTTCTGCCAGATTCTGCCGCCGATATATCCTGTAACCCCCAAGTAAAAGAAGAAGGACAGGGCAATGCTACCCCATCCACTTTAAGAAATACTTCTGCCATATGCTAACCCTCATGTATTTTTACACACGAAAAAAGCGCCTACCCCGAAAGGTAAACGCTTTAAAAATTGCTTATTATGATTTTATAGTATAACATACGGTGAAAGTATCATTCAGTATACTTTGGTATCATTTCACTGTTTTTAAAACTTCCTCTAAGTACAGATATTCGAGCAACTTATATGTTCTTTTGAGATCATAATAATCATCTACTTTTTCCAAAAGTTTCTTGATTTCTTCTTTATAGTCAATCATTCTACAATTCCTCCCAACACTCTAATCAACTTCTGTTTGCGGTTATACTTCAAAATCTCGGAAATCTGCCCCATCATATCATCCATTGTCATGTTGCTCTTCATGCTATTGCAACGCTTACAAGCCAGTTGCAGATTCTTAATATCATTGGTGCCGCCCCGGGACAACGGCGTAATGTGGTCGATTGTCATTTTCTTGAATTTGACAGGTTTACCGCATATTGCACATTTTCCGTTGCACTTGGCGTACACGCTCTTCTTCTGAAAGTCATTGAACTGGATTCTGCTTGCCATACGATCACGCTTTCCCGATTAACTGTTTGGTAAAGAGATACATTCCCTTTAATTTTGACAGGTCTTTCAAATTGATAAGATTTTCAATGATTCTCTGTCTGTACATATACTCGTCCAGAAGCACTAAGCACTCGTTGTTATCTGCGTTCAGTTCGTCGATTGTTTTCTGTAATTCAGCCTTTGTCATTTTATTTTCCTCCTGTGTATCCCTGTAAAAATCTAATTAAAAGAATCTCTGCTGTGCGTTTTCTGTATCAATCTCATTCTTCAAGAAAACTGGCGGTTTGTATTCTCCAATAATCTTGACTGCCTGTTCTACTTGGCTTCTCTTAATTGCCTTGTAGCTTTTTACCTGGAACTGGTAGCGCAGATTGGAATGAATGTTACTGTAAATTTTCTGACGAATGGAACGGCTATTGTAAGCATTGGATTCCTTACCGCCAAGCACCAGCGTTCCTTTTCTCTTTACTGCTTCCGTGATTTTCTCCGCTTCAATCGGGAGAATCGGCAAATCCATTTTCAAAGTCTCAAACTCTGTCTGGATATCGTCAATCCGCTTATTCAGTTCTACGTTTCCCTGTGCTAGAAGCTGAATCTGTTCGGGGATGGTCATTGGTACTGGGTGGCGAACTGTTTCTTTTAATTTGTCCTCTACTTTGAGAAAATATTGTCTGGCTTGCTCACCTTTGACACTCTTTGATTGCATGGAAAGTTTCTTTGCAAAGCTGGCAGAGAGTTTATAATCTTCTCTTTGAATAACGCCACCTGTCGGTGTCTCGACATTGATGTCGAGTCGCACATAATCTTCATTCTCCATTGCAAAATCATTTTCAATAATATTTCTTTTGCACCATCTTGAAAACTGTCCTTGTGCAAGTTCTAAAAATGAATATAGTTTTCTTGCAGTAGTCATGCCCTCTTCATCAATTCCAAGCGCAATCTCAATAGGTGTCTGGTTTGCTGTGTTAATTGTGATTTCGTTCATATATTAAAAACCTCCTGTGAAATTTTGATTTTTTATTTGCAAACAGGAGGCATACAGTGTTATAATTTGTATAGCCTCCTATTTGGTGGCAGAATCATTTAAGAGATTCTTAACTTTGGTCGGTCGGGAATCTCTTATTTTTTATCACTCTGGAACATTTTATCATACTGCATTTCAATCCCAATTCTCACAATTTCAGACCTTGTAGTAGCCTTTTCAAGTGCAACAGCATCCAGTTTTTGAAGAGTTTTCTTGTCTAATCTTGTCCTTAACATATAGTCTTTTGGATTGTCAGTTAATTTTGTTCCGATTTTCATAGCAGCCATTTATATCACCTCTCTTTCTTTGTTGCTACAATCCTATTATAGTGTGTAGCAACAATCCTGTCAAGTATTATTTTCATTTTTTTCAAATTTCCTATTCCACTATCCGTTTTGGAGTGGTAAAATAGGTATATCATACTAAAGAGGGGGATTTTACATGAAAAGAAAATTTGTTATGATTTTGGCTTTAACATCCATTTTTTCAAGTGTTACGCCTGTGTTCGCTAAAACAGATAAAGAAATTCTTTTTAGGGATATTCCATGGGGAACTTCTTTCTCAGATACAAAGGATTTGTTTCCAGATCAGTGTCTTTATGGCATACAATTAGATGGGATAAATGCAATGAGTACAAAAGAAATATTAACTGGTTCGTCTGACGATTCCAATGTTTATGATGGTAAAATCTGCCTTTATGCTCAGCCATTAGATATAGCAGATGTAGATGTAGCTGGATATTCTACTCCTTACTTGAATTTTTACTATTCTTATAACATTAATGAAAATAAAATAGATTTTGATGATAGTAACACTTTGTTATATGGTGCGCAATATGAATTTGAACCGCAAGATATAGACTCTATGTATTCTGATTTATTTGAAAAACTTTCATCTGTCTATGGTGATCCTGATAAAACAGAGAGCGATACTACTCAATGGGGAATAAAAAATACTTATACATGGTGGTATGGCGCTAACAATACTGCTTTAGTTCTTCGGGCATCCGATTTGTCAGATTATGATGATGATTTAGAAACTAACAATATATATATTTCTTATGTCTGGCAAAAAGGAGATGAATTATTAAAAACTGCCGATGATACATTATCTCAAATGCAAATGGATGGTGAAACTGAAATTTATGGAAATGGTTCCACCAACGGATTATAAAAGGCTAGGGATTTCTCCCTAGCCCTAATCGTTTTATCAATCTTCGCCCTCTACAATTTTCATTCCCTTTATCGGAATTGTAAATGTAGTTGTTGGTGCTCCCCAATAAAAATTTTGACTAATCTTAATAGTTACTGGGCTTTTAGTATCGTTTAAACAAATACGATACACTATGTTCTTCGTGCTTTTTTCTGGAACATCACTTCTGGGACTATTTTCTGAATCATCCCAAGAATCGTTCAAATATATTTCTTGCGCATCTTGATATGCTTTAACTTCAAATTCGCCGCTTGGGTGAAAATAAACAGTTGCTTTGTTGGTTACTTCAAATTTAGGTTCAAAATAATATGTTCCGTAATAGTCAAAAATCTCACCAGAAACATATCTTACCTTGCAACGGTCAGTCTCGTATACCGTAGATGTTGGATTTTTGGTTGCCTTTTTGTTCTTAACCACAACTTTAACTTTTTTGCTGACATTTCCAGATTTTACGGTTATATAGGCTGTTCCGTTCTTCTTTGCAACAATTTTTCCTTTTTTGCTTACTGTTGCCACTTTCTTATTAGAGGAAGAAAACTTAACAGTGTCTTTTGAGTTAAATGGTGTCTTGTTTGCCTTAATGGTAAACGTTCCACCCTTTGTAAGATTGACTGTTGTTTTATTCACGGACAGTTTCTTTGTTTTGACAGCCTTACTCTGTACAGTTAAGCTAATGTCCACAGTAACGCCACTTTCTAAAGTTGCTGTAATGATAGTTTTTCCAGTTTTCTTTAATGCTTTTATTTTAAAACTTCCGTTCTTATTCACGGCGGTAACTTTTGCAAGTTTTTTATTCTTTGGCACAACGGATTTTAAATAATCACCGTTCACCATGCCAGTAATTTTAACAGCTGTAGTTGATTTACCTTTTTGTAGAATTACATTTTTGTAATTTGCTTTTCCGGTCGGGCGAACAGCGTCACCATACCTCATTTCCTTTTCTCCACATTTAGAACATCTTCTAACAATTTCAGATGAACTATAATATGTGGCTGCTTTCTCTTCTTTCCATTCAGACCAATTATGACCTGTTGGTTCTGCAAGAACTTTTCCGCACCTTGTACAATATTGTGATTCAGTACATGTTGCAGGTTTACCAGGGCTGTGACCTAATGCATTTTTAATCACTGCACCACATTCTACGCAAATTTGGTCATCAACACATGTTGCCTTTGGGCCTGGTGTATGTGGTGTCTTGCTTGACAATACTGCACCACAAACCGTACAGGTCTGTTCTTTTGTGCAAGTGGCTTCTGCGCCAGGTACATGTCCTTTGGCGTTTCTTAGTATAATTCCACACTTAGTACATTTCTGTGGCATTGTACATGTCGCATATGCTCCTGGGGTGTGCCCTGTTGCTTTCTTTAGGACAGCTCCGCAAGTCGTACAAACTTGGTCTTGTGTGCAAGTAGGCTCTGCGCCAGGTGTATGAACGTGAACCGCTGGTGGTTCAATATTATTTATTTGCGCATCAACTTTTAAATTTCCATTAATTTTTCCGTTATTCCAGAAATTTCCGTAAGAAAATCCTGTTGTAACACCATTCTCTGTTTTTGTTGCAGAGTTTAAAAGTATTCCTCCGTAGTAATAATTTAAGCAAAACAGAGTTCCGCTAACATTAATAGTTCCATGGTTGTAGAAATCTCCAAAAACATATATGTTGCCATTTACGGTAAGGGTTCCATAAAACGTATAAGAACCACCATTTACAACGTACAGGTTTCCATCAACTGTTCTTCCGCTAAATTCCTGTAGGCTTCCATTCCCGACTACAAAATCGCCATATTGAGTATAGCCAGTATTGTAATATTTTTCTGCCGATACTGGAACTGCCATACAGACAATCAATAGCATGACTGCCAAAACTGATAGTAACTTTTTCGCTTTCTTCATACATACGTACCTCCCAATATTTGATACCCATATTTTACCACCTTGGGACGTATTCTGGAAGTCCTATTTCGCTTTTCTATCAATTTCCGCAGTTACGGCAAACAAAAGAGCTTCGGCAAATTTCGCACCAACCGAATCAGTGTATTTATCGTGAATCTGCTTTGCTTCCATGGTGAGATTTTCCCACTGTGGAATATCGTCTTTTGAGATAAAAGCATACTTCTTGTGGAGATTCCATATATCTTGCCAGATGGAAAAGTAAGTCTGTTTAAAGTCCATCAGCGTAAAGAACCCCATGATATTTCTCGAACCTATGCTCTTGCTTTATTTCTGGGTATTTGTTCCAATCTACCTTGCTATAAAACATCTTTGTTGGCCTGGCAAATAGTTCCTTACCGCCATACAAAGCTCTGTATACTACCAAATCTTCCCCTGTTTCTGTATGTCTGGCATATCCGATAAACTTATACAAATACTCGTTGTTGCGTGGCTCCTTGATGGTTTCTCTCTTAAAGTGCTGTACAATGTCTCCTGGCTCAAATAATGGTCTGTTCATTATGTTTTCATATCTCCTTTTCGTTAATACCACTTCTCTTTCAGCTGATTAATCGGTGTTCCGGCAACTCCGGCACTTTCTCCGCTGTCTGTTGTCTTGAAGTATGCACCCGGAATTTGAGGATACATAAACTCAAACATCAAATAATTAGCTGCATCGCAAAGATATTCTGTGTTTCCTGTCTCACGATACTTTTTGATGCACATATCGTGGGATTCCAAGGCGTTTACCAACTTCTCCCCGAAGTTATCCTTTGCTGTACCATATTTGTAAAAACTTACCTCAACCCTATTCTGGCGTAATTCATCGAAACGGTCTGAATATTCTGTCGGAAGTTCTGTTCCTATTTGACTCATATGTTTTAATTCTCCACAATTAATTAATTTCTTTGTTCAAATTTCAATTTTCTTGGCTTATTCCTATATTTTATCTGGTGAGAGATTTTGAAACGGATTTGATTATTTTATCTCAGTAATTCTTTATCAATAATCTGGAAATTTGCCCTGTGGATATAAAGAGCTTTTCCGTCAATCATTAACTTTGTCATTTTAGGTAGATCGTCCGGGATTTTCCAGAACACCTCGTCACCAGAATATGCGGCTATTGGTTGTCCAAGTTGGGATTTAATTACTACAACCCTAGATTTCCCAAAATAATTTTTATAATAATTCACAATCCCGGCTATGTATGCATTCTCTGAAATCTTCCCGGTTGAATGGCTGGTAATATCTTCCTGGGTAAAATCAACCTCCGGCTTCAATCCTTTTTGCTCAAAAATACAAGTATCACCACAACTTTCAATTTCTTTACCGTCTATCAGAATTGTAATGACGGAAGATACATCATAGCTGGTTGTTTCGTTACCCTCGCTATCGTAGCCCTTAGATTTCGTTTTATTCCCGGAAATATTAATCTTGTCCCCAGTGGTGGTCATAACCTTTTTGCCGTAGTTATCGTAGGTATAGATTGTGTAGCTGTTTCCAGAAAGATTTCCTTTCACGTCATTCATGTAATCGTCATTCGCTGCACAGCCTGTTAGCCATGTGATAGTGCAGATACAGATAATAGTTGCCAGTAGTGCTTTGATTCTTTTCATAGTGTGTCCTCCCTTTTTTGTTTCACTCTTTGATATAGCATATTTTGTGTGGTGTCCTTAAAAAATAACATGATTCTATAATCAAAATCTCCGCCATTTCTTTTTCCCCACTTTGTCTTAAAATGTTCCTCCATCATGTCAAGATAGAACAGTGGTTCCTCTTTATCGTCAACCAAATCATCTTTTGCCATATCTGTGTCTGGATTGCGTACCATTTTCAGAATATTTTCGGCTTGGTTTGGCGTAACCATCGGATGTTTCTTTTCACGGTATTTTTGATATTTCTTGAAAAACTCTGTAATCAAGAATATAGATAAGCAAATGTCATGGTCTTCAAAAATATTCTCTTTTGTTCCGTAAATGCTTTCGTATATTTCAGTTACCAATTTCTCAACATCTTCGTCTTTATAATCTAAGATAGATGATTGGTTCCTTGAATTATAGCGGTTGGCTTTCTGCTCCTTGGTTCTAGGAGGTATATTATATATATTTAATTTATTATAATTATTAGGAGCAGAAGTCTGATTATCTTTATCTGTATAAGATAAAGTCTTTTTTTCTTTATTATCAATAAAGTCTGGTTCTGTTTTCTTATCTATATCTGTTATACTTATTTCACTGTTATACTTATCCACGCAGTTTTCCTCACCACGGAAGGTGCAGTTTTTCTCACCATCCCCCATGCGTTTTTTCTCACCACGTTCGGGCTGATCTTTTTGCTCATGCTCATTTATAAATTCTTCATAAAATTTTTCTGTGAGAATAAGGTGTCTATGCTTTATTACTTTTGGATTATCTTTTTCATATTCATACCATGAAGTTATATAACCATTCTGTTTTAACCCATTTAGCATTGACTGAATAGTACGTTCGGACACACCAATAAAATCAGCAAAATGCCGATTGCTCGCAAAACAATCACCGCTTTTATCTCTTTTGCGAAGACTATGTATTTCCACTAATAAAAATTTTTCTCTTGGGCTGAATTTATTTGTAAGATATAATTTTGACGGTATAAATACCCCCGTGAAATCTCTTTCTCTTCTTTCGGAAACAAACTGTTCTTTTCTCATGCTAGATAACCTCCGTATATCTAAAAACTTCTCCGATAATATAAAAACAGTAGGCAATCTCTCGGAGGTGAGACTTTCGGGAGCTACCCTAGCCCACTGATTTTACCAATTATTAAATACCATATACTTCTTTATTGTATTTTGCCCTATCCATGTCGGATTTTATTCTTACCCATTTATCAATCTCTTCCATTGTTTCGCAAAGATTTTTCATCATATTAATTCCAAACATAGGAATATGCCCGCATTCAGAAACGATTTTGAAATCTAGGCTTACAGTTCCTTTCTTTTGTTCTTTTCCGAGATCAAATCCATTTAGTAAAAAATGATATCTGCTATGCAGTTTTCCTGGAAGCAGCAGCAAGTTATTTATGTCATTATTGCTTCTATCAAAGTCTATATGGTGAATTACATAACTGCTGTCAAACTCAATTCCATAGTATTCTTTGTAATACTTCCGATAATTAAAACTCTTTGCCATAGATTGATACCTGCCTTTCGTATAAAAGAGTGCCTTGAACTGTATGTAAATCAACAGGCAGGCGGCAAGGCATTTCCGCTTTTCGATGATCGGTCTAGCCTGTTGGTTTTACCAAAATTAACGGTTAAAATAAAAAAGAGCCGCCAAGTAAGATAAAAATTCCTCAAAATCGAGAAATATTAATTTCTTCTTAGCGGCTCAAAAATCAAAACCGTGTGTACTTCTTCATTAAAGAAATCATACCACACAATCAGTCAAAAATCAATATGCCGGGGACGGTTTGAAACGGCTATCTGTATCATTTTGGGCTTTTGTTACTGCTTTTGCAATCTCGCTTCCGTCCAGAATAATGCTATTCATAATGTACTGCGGATTGTTATTTCCGCTGTTCATACTCATTGCCATTGCAACGCCCTGTGCTACTGCTTTTGCCATTTCTTCTTTTGTAAGTCCCACGCTTCCGTCCGAACTAGAAACAATGCTGTCTGCGATCTTCTTCATGGTTCGTGGATTTTCCAGAGGAAGAACGGCTTCGGAACCGGCTTCACCGATACCGATTACCTGTGCGCCGTTGAAAAGACCACCTTTGGCGTACCAATTAGGCTTGTAAACTGGTGTAGAACTGGTTCTTCCACCACCAAGATCATGTTTTCTCCACTCTGAAATATAATAAGTCAGAGTTGGCAAGTGCACTTGTTTCATGCCATCGGCAAATGATTGAGCCGTTTCCCGACCAATTGATGTAAGATTAACATTAAATAGTCTTTTAATTTTATCCGAAATCCCCGACAAATTAGATTCTGTGTAGGTTTTCATTTTTCCAGTTTCCGTGTCAACTTTTCCAGAAGCCTTTTCCCAAATCTGGTTTGTATTGATAAGAACGGAAGACCAATAACTTTGGATGGTTGTCATAACTTTACCCATTACATCTTTTGTATCGGTGTCCATGGTTCCGAGGGCTGTCGATACAGCACTTGCAGAATTTTCCCAGTTGGTTTTAGAGTTGGTTTCAACATCATCATTCGTGTTCTTTATCTTCGACCAAATAGAAGGCATTGTGCTTTCTGTGCTTTTTTTCATCCCAGCCATTGCCGTACTTACGGCGGTATTGGCGAGACCAAAGCCAGTTTTTGTCTTGGATGATACGGATTCGGATGCTGTTGCAACTGATTTGCTCATTGTTGATGAAGCTTTCGGAACATCTTCTGAAAAAGCTTTTATAACTTTTCTTGTGTCAATTCCCATCTCTGCCATTTTATCCATCAATGCTTGGAATGCAGCTCTAGCTGTTGCACCAGATGATTCTTGCTGTTGAAGGACAGTACTTAATTCATCAAACTGCGTTGGAGTGATTACTGCTTGATCTGAAAGTCTTTCCAGTGCAGATTTCGCATTATCAAATTCTGTCCCCATCGTACCGATATATTCATTAATATTGCTTACATGAGAATTTGTAGAGGTATCAGATTCCTCCATTGCTTGTTTTAATGCTTGCTTAAATGTATCAGAAGAAATTCCGAGATTTTCAAGTGATGTTTCTACAGTTTGGAGCTGTCCATCAAAATCAAATGCATTGTCTTTCACATTTTTTAAATCACCGCCAAGTCCGATAAGTTTATCACCAGAGATTCCAGTTTGGTCTTCGATGATTTTCAATGCTTTTCTAACAACTTCAAAATCGTTGAATGCGTCAGCTGTGGAATCTTTAAAGTCCATAGCTTTTTTTACCTGTCCAAGACCTTCCACGACAAATGCAGTCGCACCCAAATTGGTTGCGTATCCCCAAAATCCTTGGAATTGTCCACCAGCTGTTTGTGCGACATCACCGAGATTTTTTATCTTTTCTGCAAGTGTAGTAAACCCGCCATTTCCTGCTGCTTCTGCTTCATCCCCTAAATCTTTTATTGCTTCTTTTGCTCCACTTGTTCCATCTCCTAAAACAGTTGCAAGTTTATCTGCAATTAGTTCTGCATTTTTCTTTTCAGCTATTTTTCCTGCAATATGTCCCACAAGTGAACCAACAAGAGTTCCAATACCTGTAATATTTGCTATTTTTACTGCAATAAATGCTTTTGTAAGCCATTCTGCAATATGTCCGGCTATCGGGTGCTTTTCCTCTAATCCATCGAATAATCCGTTTAATGCACTGGTAAGACCAGTTAATAGCAGATCAGCTGCGGTACTAAGGATTTCACCCCATGGTAATTCACCAAGGAATGTTCCAACTCCTTGTCCAAATTCATAGAAAGTGTCTTTTGTAAGCGTATTTTTCAACGCCGTACACAGGTGAGATATGAAATCTCCAAGTGCTTGTCCATTTTCTTTCCAGTTTGTTTTTTTCAAGAAAGTAGAAATTCCCTCTGTGATATTATTAGTAAGTTCATCCCAGTTTACAGTTTTGGTAAACGCAGCCAAGCTTCTAAACGCTCCATTTAAAATTCCAGATAAAGAATCTGCAATATCCTTCATGGAAATTTTGGACACAGCGCCATTTAAAGCTTTTCCAAGTGAACTACCAAGCTTATCCCAACCAGTTACACCAGCACCGTCCTCTTCTGACATACGTTTTACAAATCCAGATAGCATTTTCCAGGAAATCATAAACTTATTTCCAAGCAATTCACCCAGATTAGTCCAGTTGATTTCATCCAGTGCGCCGATTAACCCATCACCAATATTTCTGCCGATTAATCCAAAATCAATACCGCCATCACCAATAAGCTGATTAAGAGTATTTACAGCTGTGTTGATTCCCGTCCCGATAGTTCTTCCAAGCAAGTCAAAATCAAGTCTGGTATTTAATGAATTGAATGCTCTTGTAAATGCGTCTGTAAACTCAGTTATTTTCGGGGCAACATTTTTCCAGTTAATAACCTCATACACCTTGCTCATTCCGAGATTAAGCATATCGGCAATAGTAGTTCCTACACCCTCCCAGTCTTTCGCCAGGAATGCTTTTCTAATTTTGGAAGCCCATTTGTTAATAGGTGTTTCATCGACAGTCAAAACTTCGTCCAAGGAATCTTGTATTCCTGCAAAGCTATCAGCCAAATCGCCAAGTCCAGAACCAAGGCTTTTAGATGCAGTCCCGGAATCGTTTGAGTTATCAGCAAGCTGATTTAATTGGTCGAATGGTAATACAGAAAGTGCCTTTTTCAGCTTCTTTGCAGATGATGTAGCGTCATCAAGCCCGGAAGAAGCATCATCACCGGCTGTTTCTATACCCCCTAAGTTAGATACAATATCGCTAACTCCACCCTGTGATCCTTTCAGCTTCTTTCCCATCAATACATACATGAAGTTACGGAACACATTCGCAGCTTGCATAAGTTTTGACATAAGCGCATTGAGAGCTTGAATAGCAGGAAGAATGCCAGCAATCAAACCTTGCCCGATTACTGCGGAAAGTGACTGGAAGTTCAGAGTGAGTAAACGAACCTGGTTCGCCCAGGTGCCGCTTGTCCTGGCGAAATCCCCTTGCACATCTCCTGTAACTGACATTAAATAGTTGTATCGAAGAGCAACTTTTTCAGCTTGGGACATTGCATTATAAGATGTTGTAATTCCCCTTGAAAGGGCGTAAGCTTCCATGTTTGCAACGGATAAATTAATGCCCAATTGTCGCAAAGGTTCAATTTCCCCGGAAATTCCAGAGCGTATTTTCTGAAAAGCAGTATCTGTATCAATGTTGTAAAATGATGCAATATCCCCGGCTAATCCAGCAAGAGAAATTGACATTTTAGAAGCTGCATCTTGCGCAACACCAGATGATTTCATCATTGCCATCATGGTTCCAGAATATTGCTTTGCCGCCAATTCTGATAATCCAAATTGTTCTTTTGCTGTGGATGCAAATTGATAAGCTTTATCAGACATGCTGCCAAACGCAACATCTACAACGTTTTCAACCTCTGTAATTTGAGAGCCTAAATCAACTGCGCTTCTTCCAAAGTCAACAAGACCTTGGATTGCCTTAAATCCAATTGCAGTTTTAAAGAGTGCGCTCAGATTAAAGGATGCAGTTTTCAGTCCAGAGCTACCGCTTCCAAGACGCTGAAACCAACCAATGATAGTTTTTATGCCACCACCAATTTTAGAAGCAGTTTTACTTACAAGATTTCCAAGACTCAATGTACCAGATGATAATTTTGAAAAAGCACTGGATATGGAATTTGTTGCAGTATTCACCTTGCCGCCAGCACTTGCCAACTGCGCCAGTGCTTCCGTCATGCGGATGGTATTCTCACTGATTTTTGGAGCATTTTCCATTACTTTGAAAAACTTCTTTGTTTCTTGCGCCAGATTTTGCAATTGTCCAGCGGTCTGGCTAGTCTTGTTTCCAGCACTTGCCAGTCTTCCGATGGATTGTACAAATAAATTAGTTGGTTCGGAAACATCCCCCACTCTGGACAGCGTTTTTATCACAGATTTTAATTGTTTTCCAAGCCCAGGAAGTGCAACTTCTACCTGTTTTGCCTTATCACCAGCATTTACAAGTTTCTGTAAAGAAGAAACAAAACGGTTGGTGCTGGAAGATACATCTGGGAGATCAGAAAAGCTTTTCATGGAATTTGCAATTTTATCCAAAGTGGTTGTGTCAAAATTATCCGTTTTGACTTCCATTAGCCTTTTGACTGCATTAATTCCTTGGATTACTTTTGAACCACTAAAATCAACAGTATTAAGAACAGACATAGAGTGTGCCACTTTCTGTATACTGTTAATTGTTTGCTGTGCATTTGAAGAATCAACTTTTCCAAGCTTTTCAATAGCTTTTGTTACTGAATTAATATTTTTAGTATCTATTTTGGGTACAGAAATATTCTGTAAACCGCTGATAGACAATAAACCAGACGCAAAATCTTTAAGTGATTTCCCGCTTCCATCCAATGCTGAAAAATTTACACGTGATATGCTGGTGAGTTGCTTTGTAAGACCACCAAGATTAGGTAAGGAAACTCTAACACCATTTAATGTTTTTATGGATGCAGATACTCTTCCTATTTCTCTGGCATAATGGCGCAATCCACCTGTATTCAGATTCTTAAATGAACTGTTTACGTTCAAAAGTTTTCTTGATAAGTTCTCAAGTGACCGAACAGCTTTTGCCGTACTACTTCTAACCTGTAAATCAAGGGTGTCAATGGTGTTATCCGCCATTTTCAATTTCCCTCCTTTTTGCATAAAAAAATAAAGGGCAGACAAGACTAATCATCCTGCCTGCCCTCTTCGTTACCTATCTCGTCAAGTTTCGCATTTGCTTGTTTTACAAGAAGCTCAAAGTATCTTTCTTCTTGCTTTAATTCCTCTTCTGTTTTTTCATCATAAATCTTTTCTGGAAGCAATTCTTTTTTATCATCACTTCCAAATGGCTTTTTGGGGTATGAAACCTTGGAAGAAAGTGCACTTGCTATAGCAATTTGAACATACGCACCAGAAACCCAGGATTGATAATCAATCAATTTGCTCTTCTGATTAATTTCATCTTCTTTTTGGTTTCTCCAAGCTTTTAATCGAAGTTGAAACTCTTTTATGGTGCAATGAAGAAAGTCATGCTTGCTCATGCCAATTTTTACCGCTTCTGGATAAAGTTCATCCCAAATTACTTCTCTGTAGTTTTTTTCTGTTGAGTCACTGGTTTCTTCTTGGAAGTCTTGAACGCATCCTCCAGAAACGTCCCGATTCCGGTCAGATTGAAAAAATCGTCTTCCTCCATTTGTTCAATGCAAAGTTCAAGAACACCGTAAAAATTCCCAAATTCATCCTCAGAATGTTCTCGAATATAGCTTGCAAGAAGCCTTTTTGCAGTTGCAATATTCGGCACTTTTCCGTCTCCATCTGGGTGATCTCCGTGGTGTTCCATAAGCCCAGCATAAAATACTATAAGCGTAGTCTGCGGAATGTTTGCAACGCTGGAAATTATTTTAGAAACATCCTTTTCGTCAGAAGCTAAAGCAAGTGAGGAAAACAATCCAGCTATCTCCTTAACACAATCTGCATATAAAGAAGCCTCAATTGTATATTCCAGTTTATAATCGTTCCCGCTAATAGTTATTATCTTGTACATATCCTATCCTCCCAGTAATAATTACTCTTCCTCTGTTGGTTTGATTGCGGTATCAGCACCAACATACTCATTGATAGTCAGAGACATGGAAACTGTAAGAAGTCCGTTCTGGTCTCTGGCTGGTTTTGGAATCTTTGTTGGTGGCTCAATTTTGGTAAAAAATGCCTTTTGAAGAGAAGGGAAATACTCTTCATACCACATTGATAAGCCAGATGCCTTTCCAGTTTTGTATGCAGCAATAAGTTTTTCCCACTCATCAATTGTTTCGTCTGTAACGTTTACTGTTACATTGAATGTTCCACCTGTAGAACCACGTCCAGCAATTGTTCTTTCAATTTCGTCTTCCAGTGCAGACGCATCAATCGTCTCTACATCAATGGTAATTTCGTCAGAAGCGTTGATTCTGTGAAGCATTATAAATTTTACAGGCTTAGTACCAGCCACTGTTTCAACGGCATATCCAGTAAGAGAACCAACTGTAGATACACCAGCAATATTGCCTTTTTCTGCCATTGCTATATCTCCTTTTCTTTCTATCAAACTATAAACTGGCTCTATGACTCTCTTGCACGTAACCCTGTGCCGGGAGATAGCGGATCACCGCCTTTCTACTCTTCTTTGTCTGTTTTCAGTTCCGGCAATCCTGCTACAGAAGTAAGCAAAGATAAAAAACCAGAAAGCAAAGATGCGGATAAAACCATTTTCCAATCAACGCTGCCAATCACAGTTGCAGTACCAATGGTTGCCACCGCTGTTTGTGCGACTGTTTTTACAGCTCTAATTCCTGCTGCTTTCAGCCAAAGTAATTTATCTGCTTTCATTCGGCATTCTCCTTTCATATTTTTTGGTAAAAAAATAGAAGCATTTCTGCTCCTAATCTAATAAGGTTCCTGTATATATTCGGCTGTATCTGCTTACAAGCTTTTTGATTCCACTGTCACCGAAAAACATAGGTTCCGGGCCATATGTGCGACGGAATCCCATACTCGCCATAGTTTTGTGACTTATCTTGTCCAATTCATACAATCTGGTTAGTGCTTTGCTCCCAGATGTGAAGCAATTTACTTGAAATGATGGCATTGTTGCGCATTCATCCCCTTCAAGGTCACCTCTTGTAATTGGATTACCAAGCATATAAAGCTGTGCATATGCTTTTTTACCGGAAGCATTTGTTTCACTGCCATCCATGGAATAATTGTCTGCGCCAGTAATCTTAGAAACAGCCGCTCCCCATCTTGAAAAAACTTCTAATACAGGAGATTCTATTGTGTCTGGCATATCTGTCACCTCACAATAAAAAAATGCACTCACCTTTATAGTGAACGCATTGCATGTTATGCTACAATTTAACACTGTAATGATAACATAATTGTTTAGTATCATTCAGTATATTATGGTATCTTCTTTAAGAAGAGAACACCTCTTTGGCAATTTTACGAACGGCAATAATAATGGCTTGTTCTGCGTGATACATAGGCATATACGCTCTATTTCCATATGAATGGTGCGGACGTCCACTTTCATCTGTGTACCACCATCCGTTTGGATTGTCCCAGTCTGATTTTTCTTTTTTGGAAGGATATGTTCCCATTCCGTAAGAATTTCCACTAGATAAAGGATAATCATTTGTACCGTATGTTATTCCTGCTGAAAATTCAATGAACAACACTTTTTCACCAGATAGTCTAACAGAAGCCCCGACGATATTTCCGTTTTGATCGTTGATGATTTCTGTATAGTAAGAACCTTTTTCTTCATCCGGGATTGACTCCATGGTCGTTTGAATAACATCCAACCCGATTTCAGCCAATCGTTTTACAAAAATCTCATTTTTCCTCTGTAGCTCATTTTGGTAAACTTTTAATTTGTTGATGGCATTTTGAATAGATTTCGTGGATAAGTCGCATTTTATTGTCTTACCCATCTTCGTTTCCTCTTTTAGAAATTCCGTATGTGGCAATATTGCCTTTTTGTGTGTCTAAAATCTTCTTTAGTGTGTAGTCTGGCAATACTGTGGGTTCTCCATTTTCGTCCAAAATAAGGCTTCCATCCTCGCTTATTTGTGGGATTCTGTCTACCCAAAATATGTCCGCTTCCTGTGGATGAAAATTTCGATTAAAGCTTGTAATGTACCTATCATAATCTGGCACTATTCCGGCTGCGATTTCTTCTGGCGTTCCGGCTGTAGATGATACGGAAAAAGAGTATAAAACTGGCTTCTCATAAACTTTAATGCGGTCTAATCCTTTTGTTTTTTCAGTAATTCGTGACCAATATACTTTTTGTTTTTGACGAACTAACCCTCTCATATTTCCTCTCTTTCTTAAATTTGGTTGCTTAACTAAAGCCCTCTTTAGTTAATTATTAAATGCTTGTTGCAAAATATAATTCGCTAAAGATGTAGCAAACCTCTCAGCGCCATTGTTGTTAAAGTGTAAACCATCATCAGCACCCCAAGTATAAATGTTTGCCCTTGTGAGTCCACTTTGTGTAAATGCGTCATAGTAGTTAATGTTATATTCTGAACACTTTTCTATAATGCAATCTCTATAATCTTTAAGTGTATGACCTATTCCATTCACAAGACTTTCGTTACCTTGATAATTTCTTGGAGTAGGTGTTACATAAAAAATAGGTTTATTCCCCCATCTTGTTTGCAATCCGCTAAACATTTCATCAAGTGCGACACTTAACTTTCTTATATCGTTTGGTGTTTCAGTTCCGCTTGGGTCTTCGATTTCATTCCCATCATCATCAAGTCTGCTATCTTGCCAAGTAATTTTATTTCCTTTTGAAAAGTCATTTGTTCCACCAAATATGATTATAAAATCAATATCATGAGATGTTTCAACTCTACTTTCAGATTGAACACTTGTTGCACTTTCACCATTAACAATATATTTCGTAGGCATATTAACATATCTTTCACAAAAAGCATTTGTGCTTGTTGTTCTATCTGTACCCATATACCACTCTCTTGCTACACTTGTTTCGGCAACACCACAATTATTATAACCCGCTAAGCCTAACTTTTGTTTTAACAAGGGTGGGAAAACATTCCAAGACGTAATACTATCACCTAAAATATTACAGTATAATCCTTTAGTTGGTTTACTATCATTTTCTTTGCTGTCATAAGTATTACTTGATAGTGTTCTGATGTAATTCTCAGCACTAAAATCAGTAACAGTCCAATTATAACTATTTATATGATTTGCAAGATTAGGATTGTAACCATTAAGTAAGCCTAATTTTAATGTGTATGTGTTGAAATAAGTGTACATATCATAAGAATTATATAATGTATTACCATTATAGAATTTGATAACATACCCGTCATATTTACACCACGCATTACTATTACCAATCCATTGTGTTAAACTAAATCCACTCATTATTCCAACATAAGTATCTGCTTGACTTACGCCGTTTTTAATTCTCCAAATATGTCCATTTTCATACATACCTAGTATTTCATCATTATTATAAGCAAGAATTAAAAATACTGGGGACCAATGTAATCCAAATTTTTCTCTGTTATAGAAAAAAACCACAATAATTATAAGCACTACCGGCTTCACTAACAGAATTGTAATTTACAACACCATTTTCTTTATAAACAACCTCGGCATTTATATTAGTGAATAATCCATTTGGATTGCTTCTCGAAAGATTATCTTCAAATATCCCATAATTTTTTAAGTCAACTAAATCTTCCTTTAGCGAACCAATAGCTTCTCCCGTTGCTTTTGCTTCTGCAAGCCCACCTTCTATAGTCAATGTAGTGTCTGGCTGTGATACACTCTGAATGTCCTTAATAGCTTGTTCTTTTGCAGAATTTACATTTTGAACAGCTTCCGCAGATGTGTTTTTAGTAAGCTCCAAAAGCTGATTTATAACATCTTTTTCTTCCTGGCCTATCTGTGGGTAATCAATCTCGATACCCTCTAGCACTGGTACTTCCGCTATTGTGGTATTCCATTCAACACTAATATTTGAATCGGAATCCGTTTTAACAGCGCAAACAATAAAACGTACCGTTCCCATATACCTTGCTGCATTTCTTCCGATCAGCCAAGAAAAAGTTATATTTTCGCCATCTACAGCTACATCATCACAAATGTATTGGTCTTTGATAGAAACATTAAAATCCACACTGCTTACGTTTTCAAAGTTAATTCTGACTGAAAATTTGGATAAATCAAGATTATCTCCTACAATTTTTGGACATGAAAATTTAATACGTTCTGCATTCTTGTCAGATTGTACACCACCAACTACGATTGTAGAGGGCACGAAAATAACCCTTGTCTTAGCATCAATCGTGCATATATCGGATTCTTCAGAAAGCAAATTAACATCTTCTTTTGTGCTCATAAGTAAATCAAGTGCTGTTGTCATGTTCTACCCCCTTTGTGATACTTTGGTTTTACCAGTAGTTATAATGTATTTTCCGTTATCTTTCACTCCGGTGACAGATACAGAAAAATAATCCCAAGTAAGGGCTTCCGACGGAATTTCACATTGATTGTTTTTCGGTATTACTGGGTATTCTTTTTCCATTCTCCAAAATGAAGCAGCTATTTTACATCCGTTCCACTCTGGAGAAAAGATAAACAATGCTTTAAGATATCCAGTCGTGCCCTTTACCAGTCCAGAGAAATCACACTTGGGATCTGGATAAATTCTTTGATTATTTACAATAAATCTTAATACTCTCATGCAATCATCCTTTCCATTCCAACAGGCGAAACGTATGTAAATTGGTTTCCCAAAACATCTCTGGCTGTGCCAATAACAAACTGTCCGTAGTCTGCCAGAATATTGCATACAAATTCCTCTGCATCCACCCAATACCGTTTCTTAACCATGCAGTGAAGTTCTGGCAGTAAACCGTAGCTGAACATCACGCAATGACCTAATTCATGAATAAATACACGGTTCAAAAGTTCTCCATGTAGGTTGTTCGCAATCGAAATAATATGGGTGGAATAATCCGATACTCCAAGTGTTCTGTTTCCTGTGCGGTCAATTAAAACATCATCTTGTGATGGAACAAACTGCACTCTCCATAAATCCCCATTCATGTAGAATTGTCGTAGCATGGTTTATTACCATCCTTTCTACGAAAAAAGCCCCTGCCGCATTAATTTGCGACAAGGACTTAATTCATTTATTGCTCTAGTTCATCTGCTGTACAAGTCTGGTCAGGTCAGTTTTCATTGACTGTCTGAGCGTTGCATCTGCATCAGACCACATTTCCGTGAGATTACGGATAATATCAGATGTGTACTCCTTCATAGAATCATCCATTTTTCTTTTTGATTCCGTGTCTTTGGAATCGTGATAGTGCCTACGATTCTCATCGTATCTATCATAGGATTCGCCATATCTGGATTTCTTCCGATTCATCTCACCCATTTCCATATCACTACGGTCTGGATGATATCCCATGCGGTACATATTGTGCTCAAATTCTGGATTGTTTAAATACTCGTCCATCCAGTCATCGTCTTCCATGTACAGATATGGTCTATAACCTTTTCTGGTTCCCCTACCTTTTGGAGCGAAACGCCCATTTGAATAGCGGTAACGGTCATATCCCATGCGTCCAAGATACTTTTCTTCCTGTTCGCATTCATCCATAGCTTCCACGATACGATAATCTTTATCAGCGCAAATCGCACACTTTACGGATTCCATACAGTCTTTCAGATCGTCCCAGTCTTGAGCACTGAGATTATCAAATCCATGTGTTTTGGCTTTTTCCATAGCCCATTTTCCCATTTCCATTGCTGTCTTATGCATTCACGATACCTCCCCTCTTCACAGCCTGTACAACATTTTCTGCTGTTGGGGCTGTACCATTGATTGCAGTCAGATTGTTGTTCGGACTACATGCCGGATTTCCTAACATTTTGAACGCTCCACCAGTAGCACTTGTTGCAACTCTGGTTACATATTTTGTTCTGGTTCTTACGCCACATGCTGTTACCTGTGCACAACAACGATTCTCCAATGGATATAAGGTTGTTCCTGTTCCTATCTGAATCATCACTGGAGCGGTAATTGTGGTTGTATTTGGAATGGACTGTGCTAAAACAATGCAGTATTTTTCTCCATTATTGTAGCTTCCTTCCGGGATAGTAACCACAAGATTTCCACCTGTGAATGCAATCGCAGTAGACAGCACAAGGTGATTGCAAAGCTTACAAACATTCTTACATGCCATATCTTTTACCTCTCAATCAATAAGAGGTGAGCCGAAACCCACCTCTTAGAATTTAGTCAACCTCTAAGGGTGAGTTACTTAGCAACAACCATTACCATATGTGTTACATCCTGCGTACGCATATGGAGCCGGAACCTGGAATGCAGGAATCGGAGCCGGATTGATTGCATTGATTAACTGCTGTGTCTGAGAAGCCATTGCAGTTGTGAGCAATGCAGACTGGCGATCCTGGGATGCAGCACGTTTCAGATCAGAGTTCTCTGCCTGTAATGTTGCAATCTTATCGTTAGTCAGGAAGTCAAGGATTGCTCTTGTGTTGCTGTTCTGGTTTTCCAGAAGATCTCTGGTGTTGTTGTTCATTGTGTTCTGGAGAGCACAAGTGTTAGTGGCAAGGTTATAATTGATGCCCTGGATTGCTTCTCTTGTTTCGCAGCAACAATTTGCTAACTGAGACTGTAATGCATTGGTATTCTGCATACCGGCTACAGTATCAGCATTGATTGCCTGCTGAACGCTGTTGAAGCCTTGAAGCATTCCGACATTCATACCATTAAAGCCACTCTGCATGGTATTGTTAAGAGAATATGTGCTGTCACAGATACCCTGCTGAATACCTCTGATACCATTTTGAATATCATTAAGGGCGAATTCCTCATTAATATCTGAACGGGTAGCCCATCCTTGGAAGCCGGCACCATTTGTACCATTGCCACCCCAGCCACCAAAGCCGCCGAAACCGCCCCAGCCAAAGATAAGCAATATTATAATCCACCATGCCCAGCCACCGCCAAAGCCATAGCCTTCATCTGCACGGTTATTAGAGCCGCTTAATACAGCGACATCGCTTGCTGATAATCCACCATTCATCATAGCGATTACCTCCTTATTGATTTTTGTAATTTATACAAAATCAAAAGACCGCGGCTCTTTTAATTATTGTAGCGAATTTATTTTATTCCAAACTGATTCTTAACCTGCGATAACATATCATCAGGATTAATCCCTTTTTCTTGGCAAAGATTTCTTGCAAGTTTTTCAATTCCTGCATTATCACCTTTTTCCATCATGTTAATTGCATTGTCAATTACAGGATTATTTCCAGACTGTTGTTTCATCATATTGATTATGGCTTGTTGAGGATTCCCTCCACCACGTATCATCTGCATAAGTTGCATTGGATTCATCATCTCTGTTTACCTCCATTCTGCTTGGGTTCCGGTGTTCCCGACATTTGTGTCGGAAACATACTCTTTATTTCGGAAATCTCAGAACAAACATCGTTTCGAAGCTGATTAAACATAGCTTCTATGTCAATCGGTTTTTCTTCTGCCTTTGGTTGCTGTTGTTCTTCCGGATTTATAAGTCGGTAAACAAAAATTCTACTTCTTCCATCTGCCTGTAATTGTTTTCTATATATTTCTGTTCCATCTGTTTTTGGATAATAAACAGGATTACCGGACATATCTACATCTTTTGCCTTTACAGTATCAATGCCATCTACCATCTGTCCTTGCAACATGGGGATTTGTGGCACTTGTGGCATTGGTTGTTGAATTTGTGCCTGTCCGTATGGCATTGCCTGCTGATAACTATTCTGCAATTGTGCTAATCTATCTTGATACGGCTGTATTTGTTGAAATGGTTGCGCAAAATACGGATTACCATACTGCATATCTCAAACCTCCCTTGTTTTTATAACTATATTTTACAATAATAAGAGGTTGATTAACACGCCATGATAACGCCATAAATACGCCATTTTCTATTAATACAAAGAAAAGCCCCGACAATACATCGGGGCAACTTTCATAATTTTCTTCTTTAATTTTCTGTTTATGCGGTCTACTGTTCTTGTGCTGTAGCCCATGATTTCTGAAGCTTCTGCAAGTGTTTTTTCTTCGTAAACACGCAATCTGAATAACTCTTTTTCTCTGGAATCAAATCCAGCTTCACGCAAATAGAAGATTCTTTCATCTTCCGAAAAGTCTTTATAATTATCCATTCCACCGTCCTCCCTGTTAGTGGAATCAATATTACACCGGGAAAATGCCTTTAAGAGCAAAACCTAAAACAATACCAATTATTCCAGTTATAACATAAGCAATAATTTTGTCCTGTAATTTTCCTGGTTTTTCCATGAGTGCTTTTAAATTGTCGTTCATTTCGTCAACTGTATCTTTGATGTGTCCCAGATCGTTGTTGTATAAAGCAATTTTCTGTTCTAGCGCATTGATACGATTAAAAAAGCCTTCATCCCTTTTGGAATGCTTTTCTTTCATCTCATGGACGGCACTTTCCAATTCTTGCAAGCGGTGTTCGTTGATACACTCGTGTTCACATCCCATCGCTATTCCTTTCCATCACTCCCATTTTTTAGATATTGCTTCTACCCACCTAATTTGAAGCACCCCTGCGATACGTGGGAGGATTGACGTATCACGCACACACCATCTAGAATCCGATAAATGGAAAAACACCATGATTTACATAGATTTCAGTTTCAGAATTCCAACTTCTATTTACAGAAGATTCGGAATGTGATCCTTGGAATTCAGCTCCCTGTTTCACCAGAAAGAAAAGAGCCAAATCAAATATGCAATCATAGCAGTTTTCCATATCGGAATTTATTTTCTCATCGCTGAAAGATGAAGGATAATTCCTTTTCTTCTTAAATGAACGAATAGCCCTCTTTGCCGAAAGAGGAATCATCCTCGCAGTTTCTGCATCATCTTCAAGATAATTTGTCAAATCCTCTATAAGCTGTTCGTCCATTTAATCACCTACCTTTGCTGAGATAAAATCTCTGATATTATTCCAGCCTTATTAGTTGCTGTCAGGGCATAGCCGTTATCACTTGCAAGTTGTCTTAACTGAGATACAGTCATATTAGACAACTCGCTTTCTGTATGCTTATGTTTTGATTCATCATAATCACTTGCTACAGATGGTGACTGGCTGTTTTCATCGAGACTATGCCCGGTTATTCCCCCGCCTTGGTACCGATCACGATACCGCCGTTGGCTTTGGGTACAACCGGGACGAACATACCGGATGCTTTTGTCCATACTGCAACTGGATCCTGTGTAGCCCACATGGAAAGGGTTACGAAAGAACGGTTCTCTTCCTGAATGAACTGTCTGTATTCAAGTTCTTCAGGTGTCACACCCCAGAGGCCAACACCGAAAGAACCGTTAGCATCTGCTTCATACAGAGTAAATACATCCTCTTTGAGGTATCTGGCTGTTTTCAGGGTTCCATCTGCTTTTCTGAAATTAAAGTTCTCATCACAACGATCAATTGTGATTCCATATTCCTGCATAAGCAGATTTACAAGTTCCTGCTTTGTGAGAAGCCTTTTATTTGCAGCACCCAGAACAGCTGTCTGCATTGCAGTGTTGTTCCGCATGTAGTTAATCATTTTAAGAGAAGTAACAGCTTTGTTTACTACATAGCCATTGCCTTCTGCTACAGCTACCATTTTCTGGATATCGCCCATGATATCTGCATCTGGCTTAGACCAATCAGTAAGCGTTACTTTTGCACTTGCTGGAACGCCATAGTCAATTCCCATGTCAACATGGTTCTCTTTGATTGTTACAGCACCAGTGGAAAGGAACTGTCCTTTCATAACATTTGCTCTTGTAACAACGCCCTCGAACAGTCTGGCTGCATCATCAAATACAAAGTTTTTCAGCGCTTCATTATCCGGCACACCGTTTTCAATTGCCTGCCGTAAGTTTTCGGACTGATTGATTTTTCTCTTAATGAAGAGTTTTTCAGTCAGGACTTTTTCAAATCCAGGTCTTGTGCCTATTTCTGCTTCGCTATCAAGAGCGTGGACGAATGCAACTTCAGGGAGATTCTGTCCAGCCATAAGTCTGTAATACTCTGCTTTCAGATACTGGGTTTTTGTATCTGGGAAAATGGTATCGAGGATACCTGGTCTTTTAACGCTGAAATTCTGAGAGAAATTAAGTCTTTCTTCTTGGGTAATTGATTCCAAAATATTAAATGGCATTTGTCATACCTCCTTAAAATACTGGGTCTTCTGTGACTACAAAAACAATTCCGGTTTTTTCAAGCTCTGTTTTTGCAGTAGTGTCAACTGTTACTGGAAGTCTCTTTTCGAGAACACGTCCTGCGACAATCACAGAAATTGGTCTCTTGGTATCATCTGTCATATCAACATCTTCAAATACAATGCCGATTGCGCCTGTCGCATTTGTTGGATATACGGAACCTGCTTTAATAATTTTCTTAGTTCCAACTGTTTCAGCATTTGTCTGATCTGCTGTGTAGGTTTTGAGTACAAGTCCGACCTCGGATTCAAGAATATTTGGAGTGGACTCATATTGCTCTGTTTTCATAAAAGCCATTATTTATATCTCCTTTACTTAAATATTTACAGGGGCGTTACCGTCCACTGATTTAGTTTCCTGGTTCTTTTTTGCTGAGTAAGCTTTTGCAAATTCAGCAGCATCACTTTTCACTGTAGGTTTGCCGCCGCTACCACCGCCTGGATTCGGAGTATTTTCCAATGCTTCCTTCTCCCAAGCTGCTTTTGCAGTATCAAGCGCTGTTTTATTTGCTTCGGAAACTCCCTTGACAAAAGTTTCAACTTCTTTCATTACATCCTCGGATTTCTCACAAGGCATGGACGCGTATGCTTTAATAGCACTCGCGTATGTTTCGGTTGAAAGTCCTGCATTTGCGAACATAGAAGTAATTTCACTGGTAAGGGCTTTTTTGTTGGATTCTGCAAGCGCAGCTTTCAAATCAGCTAACTCCTTATCCACTGCTTCCTTTTCTTTCTTGCGTTCAGCTTCTAGCCGTTCGGCTTCGGTCATGTTCTGCTTTTTCAACTCTTCCAACTCTTTTTCCAGGGAATCTGCTTTTTCAGCTTTTTCCTTCAGAGAAACATTTTTGTCTTTCTCTTTCTTAGTTTCAGCAGAAATAGAATCAAGAAGCTTAGAAACCTGTTCCTCGGAAGGTTCTGCAACTCCCATGCCGATAAGTGCCTGTTTTGCCTGTTCTCTTGTCATTGAAATCTCCTTTCTTCCAGTCCAATACGCTTTTTCAACACGGTTCGCTCCGCACATGGTCTGTACCCGATTTACGCTCACGGGCTGTTGCAATTTATTTGATTTTGAGTATTAAAAAAGAAGCCTTAGATTTCTCTAAAACTCCTTAAATAATCGAAATTTGGTTCATTCTTCGTTAGATGGAGAATTTGCCATTGGTTCTGTTTTGGACGGATTTTGAAACTTTCCGTCAAGTAATTGCTGTGCTTTCTGCATTTCCGCTTCCGGGTCTGCCAGTTCCGGGTAAATAGTTCCCAGATACGGTAAACTCATTTCGTAGACTTTCTGCGGATCACTAAATAAACCGCAAGTAATCAGTGCAATAAGCGGATGAATTTTATTTTTGAACAGATAATCAAGCGCTTGTGCTTTTACAAGCATATTGTCTGTTGGGTTTCTGGTTATCTTCACATCGAAATCTCGTGTTGAGATATTAACATCATTTGATGTGCCACGGATAATATTCAGAATAATTCTGGCAGATTCCTTTTCAGCTTCCTTGGTGAATGCTTCTACCAATTTTGCATCTCTCTCTGCAAAATCCCATCCATTACGAAGGTATACGGCATTTCCTGTATCCCCTCCGCTGTTGCTTTGACGGTTTGGCATTGCTTCCACAATCAGCATATTATTGTAGATATCATCCTTTGCAACCTGGCTTTCTGATTGATTTAGTTCAGCGGTCATCAGTTCAACATCCGACTGACATCCATTTCCGGTATCTTTAACAGAGATAGCACCAAGCTTTACCATTTTCAAAAACTCGTTTTCGTCTACCTCGCAGTTTTTAAATTTCATAAAGGCTTGCACAAACTGTTCCACGCCATTTAATCTATCAGACTGATATTTGTTAATTGCATCAAATAATGTGATTGCAATTTCAACATCTGAAAGTCTGTCGTGATTATTCGGACATTCAACAATAGGAATCCCGCCAAAACCATTGATGCCGTAGTTAGTTACTTTTCCATTCTTGATTTCAAAAAACTGGTTCTTTGAATAACATAAATAATATTGCTGTTCATCTTCATCTTTTAAAATCTGTACGGACAGCATTGGCTTTCCATTTCTCTGCGAATACACAATGTAGCAATCGCCTGGATATGGAATGAAGATTCTAAACGGTGGTAAATCTCCGTTTTTTGTCCAGTCCTCTTCTTTCAGAATAGCCTTATAGGAAGTTCCTGTTGCACTCTGGTATATTGCCCTTTGGATGTTTCTTGCATCTGCATTGGCTTCATCCAGATAATCATTCAGAAGGTCAACTTGCTCATTTATTTTTTCATCTGCATTTTTCTTTTTGCATACATACTGGATTGGTTCCCCACAAATCTGTCCAGCTTTAAATTTTACAGTTTCAAATGCGTGATTTTCAACCACTCTGTTATTAACTTCTGGACGGACTATTTTGTTTCGGTATAATATCGGCTGATCGCCTTTCATGTACCGATACAAGTAATCAATCAATGTTCGGTTTCTATTATGTATGCCAATAGTATCTGATACTACTTTTACTACATTTTGTGGAGTGATTCGGTCAACGCCTGTGTAGGCTACTTTTCTACCGAACTCACCTCGGCATAAATCTACAAAATTCATTGTATTTCTCACGAGCCGAACCATCCTTTCTGTAAAATAAAAAGCACTGGATATTTCAATCCAATGCTCTACTTTATATTTTACACATATTAAAAGTATCTTTCAGTATACTTCGGTATCATCTTTCGAAACCTTTTATCTTTTTTATTTCTGCTATGGCTTTTAAATGCTTTTTTTTAATGTGAATCTCTGAATAACCCATCTCATCTGCAATGCGAACCAAAGATTTGTACTCAACATAGTGCTTAAATAATATGTCATATAGTAATGGATCTTCAACCTGTTCTATGGTTCGGACTATTTCTTGTCTTTTTTGTAAAAATTCAGATATCATTTCTGAAATCTCTTCTCGCAGATCAAATATCTTCGCAATCATATCTCCCATCGGATCACGTTTTACAGAAGCTTGTACCTTTTCTCCAACAGGAATTGCAGATACACTTGTGGAAAGAGAACTGAGCTGTTCTTCTTCGATAAGCTTGTTTTTGATTCTGTTATCATAATTTTCAATCTGGCGTAAATATTGAGTTGCAGTCATCATATTCTATCTCCTTCCCCACATAAAATTTTTGGTTGCTTTTACTTCTGCAAATCTTTTTCCAGCAAGTGTTATTGCAAGCTGTGTAACTCCATCTGCGGCGTCATCATGCTCATTATCGCCAATATATACAAAGGTTGTTAATTCATCCATGGCCTTTTGATACTGCTTGTCTTGATATTTCGGAGCCAAAAATATGAAATTCTGCTTAACATCCCCGGAATACTGATTTATTTTTTCTTTTTTTGCTTGTTTTGAAGGTGCTTTTGTACTGGTCGTACTGCAAGCGTATTTATGTTCTTTCAACCGTTCATTTACATAATAGGCATACATATCTCCACCATTATTTGCTTCAAAATTGATGGATTGAATATTATTACCCATGATTCTTCCAACAACTAATGGCAATGTTCCTTCTTTTGGTGCCGTGCTGAAAATCCAGTCATAAATATACACATCTCCATTTTCATATTCTGCGCCCACTGGCATTGATAAGCTATCACCACCACCCCACGCAACATCACAGGCAGAAACATTTTTAACAAATCCACCTTCTGGAAGAACGCCGTTATAATATCTCAATTCGTCAGCTGCAAACACAATTCCTTCACGTAAGAAGGGCTTTTGCTGATATTTGGCTTCCCATTCGTTAGCGTCTAACCTCGCTTTCATATCAACATAATATTTTGTTGAAAATCCAACGCCATACTCATAATCGAAATTAGATTTACCCTCATCATTCAAAGCTGGAATTTTTCTAAACCGATACATTGGATTATCGTGATTTAGCTTCTCGATTTTTCCGAGAGGGTCATATAAATTCCATCTAGTTCCAACCATAAGCTCCCTTGCGCCATCAATCTTACGGTCAACCATCTTATTCAGATATTCTTGATATGTATTTTCTAATCGGGTAGGACTTAATGAATGTTGCCTATCTCTTACAAGGTCATCCACATACAAATAACCATCGGAAGAAATATCAACGGCACCCGTCCAAGTTCCTTCAATACCACGGCAAGTCATTGTTGCAAATCTATCTGGCTTGTCCAGGTTTATTTCAAAATCATCAGTACTCTGTTTTTGAAGTTTCGACTGTGGAAAAATTTCACTGTAGTTGTATTCCTGTGTATTAATGAGATTAAGAAGTTCTCCGTAAAATCCTTTTGCCAGTTTTCCAGAATGACCGCCCATTGCACTGTGACTATTTGGTCTTTTCCCCATTATCCATGACATAAAGAAAATACACATAGTGGATTTTCCAACACGGCTCGGAAGCGATAAACCGTAAAACTCTATTTTTCTTTCTTCCAAATCTTGTAGGTCTTGGGCTACCACATGTAGTGTTTTTCTTCGTGGAATATAAAATTTCTTGCTGTCTGGTCTATTTTTTTCCATATAAAGCAAGTAACTTTCAAATAAATGTGGTGCTTCCAGTAACAAATACTGCCAATAGATATCATCAAAGTCACCACTTCCAGTTAATGCAGCACACTTCTCTGCTATGTTATGTGAGTATTGACTTACTTTCATAGCCATTTTCCGTGCTTCTTGATTCTCGTTGAAAGGAAGGTCAATATTCATATTTAAGAGCAAATCAAGGCAATCTTTTTGATTTTGATAGATTGTCATGTCACTACTGATAATCTGATTTAGGACTGTCCGATACCATTCGAGCGAGCCTTCTGTAATTTTTCCCATAAAAATAGAGCCAGACCTCCTTTCTTTTTAGGATTTAGTCTGGCTCTCATGTGGCTCTCTTGACTTTTCTTTTTGTTTTTTGTATTCTAAATATTTTTCAAAACTATATTTTTCACAATATCTACAATTTTCTAATCCATCTGGTTATGGATGTATACACGGAATGTTTCTTAATTTGAACCATACAATTTAATCACTTAACTTTCTGCAAATTTCAATAAAATCTGGCTTACTAAGTTCTTTCAGCTTGTCAGCATACTTCGGAAATTCATGTGTATATATCGGATGACCTAAAAGTTTTTCTGCGTATTCGTATGCAAGTTTTCGGTCATCCCCTGTAAGCATACAAATTCCTGTGTAGGTTTCAACTACTACCGCTTCTTGTTTTGTCATACATATCCTTTCTTGATAAAATCATCTTTTTAATTCCGTAAAAATATTTTCAATTACTTTCCATTCTGCGAATACTGCCATAAACAGTAATGGTACTGCAGAAAATCCCCAATGATTTTCAATCATCATTTGAATTGTGGCTATCAAATAATCTGCTACCCACTTGAATATAATAAAATTCGCAATTATCCAACATATTTTTCTTGCCTTCTTCACTCAATAGACCTCCATTTATTTCCACGGTATATTATCATTTTCGTGTTCCAAAAAGAAATCAACCTTGTCAACATATCCTTTAGCTATCAGTTTTTTTACACAATCATCAACTCTTACAGGAGATGTATACCTTGTAAATTCATTTGAATATACAGTCTTGGCTGTAATATTTCCGCATATTTTGCATTTTTTTACAATATAAGCATTTATATGAGTACCATTTCCGTAATCTATTCTGTCATAGCATTTCCCAATTTCCTCATATAGGTGGGAACATTTTTCTTTAAACCAATTCATACATTCACCTCACTGGAATCCCTAATTGTTTGTAGGTAAATACGGCAGTGTACTTCTTCCCACATTTGTAGCAAGTTTCTGTAATGGTGCAAGTCTTTTCTTTATCATTGCATTTCGATTCTGTATCCGAACTTTTGAACTTGCATCCACCTGTCAAAATACATTTAATCCGTTTTGTGTTCATCTTGTTCTCCTTGCAAAACTTTTCTGATGCAATCCTCAACAAGTATAAAGTCTTTATATGACATACGCATCTCGCAATTGTAAAAATGCTTTCCAATTTCATTTACAATTAATTTATAAATTCTAAACTTGGTTTCTTCCGAAAGTTCGTCCAGTTCCACAGGTTTAGTCTTTTGAAGTTCTGTCGCATCACTTGCAATCGCTTTAATAGCATCTTCATCAGGCACTTTTATAGAATTAATAGTTCTAACAATGTACGGAGTGTTTTTTGAACGCGATATAACCTTGCGCCATTCAGCAACAGTTCTTTCACCTGCGTCTTTCTGAATGAAAGTGTTCAAAGTGTTTCCCCTATAACATTTTATCACTGCATCATCATTTTTTATTTTTACTGAATATTCCTTTTGGAATTCAAACGCAATGTACTCAGTATAAAATTTTAAAACGGTCTTTGTAATTGGCGGATAAGATATAAGAAGAATTTCCTCGATATCAATCTGCGCATATGTTTCTATTCCAAGTTCGATGATCTCAATCGGAATCCTTTTAACCACAATTCTCATACATTCACCTCAAACTCTTTCTTGCAGTTACTTCCCTTGCACTTCAATTTAAGATGCCTAATTTTTGTTTCTGGACTAATCAGAAGTGCTTTCTTTTCGCAAAAAGGGCAACAGGCGTATTTCACTCCATTGATATTCCTCAATAATGCCTGTCCATTCCACGGTTCGGGTGGGTTCATGTATTCAGAAAAATCTATTCCTTCGGATTCTAATGCTGACTTAATGCTCATTTATTTACCTTTCTATTTCTTTTATGCTTTATTGGTCTTCCCTCTTTGGCTGCCCTTTTTATCATTCGCCGCGCAACAGATTTAAAAACATTATCAAATTTCCGTTTCCCTTTTCTTCCAGCAATTTGTCTAAATTTTGGCTTTTTATTCATTTTTAAGCAGTTATTTGGTATTTTCTTAAAACCAATTTTCATGGCTTCTTCAATGCTTATTTTTTCTTGATCCATTAATTTTCCTCCGCTTCGGAATCCCATGTATTTTACGGAAATTGTTCTGGTTTATTCGGTCTGGGGCAACTAGTGTCCAAAATAGTTCATCACTGAATTTACATTCAAATTCAATACTTAATGGCTTGCCTATGCTACAAAGTGTACCGTCCTCATTTCTGTGAAGAATACCGCCTTCGATAACAGTACCATCCGAAATTGAAATCTCTGGTATTGTTTCAATAACTTTTCCATTACATGTAAAGAAATGCTTTAATTCTTCCTTTTCACCCATATCAGCACATCCCTTTGTTTTTCCTTAAATTAGCGTATCGGTCAACTATAACATCTATTGTTGTATAAAGCTGATTGATTGTGATGCAATCGGACTGGTGCTGTCTGCGACATTTTGCGATTTCTACAGATTCATCATAAAATGGCGTATCTGAATTTTCACACACCTGCCTTTTTAAGTCATCGTTGTAACCGCACATTTTATCCAGTTCAGCCTGAAGCTCATTGATTTTATTATTTTTGTCTAAAATTTCATGTTGTTTCTTTTCACATTCTTCAGACAACCGAACAACCTTTTTTTTCAGCTGATCTACAGTCCAGTTTGCCATATCCTCAAATTTCATATTTACCACCTCTGTCTTCGAAAATTGTTTCTTCCAAGCATAAATTTTTCGGCTGAAAAATTATCCTCTACATCAATATGTGCTTCACGGTCTTGCACCTCATATCCGTTTGGAGTTAATTCAAGTTTTGCAGTATATTCAGCGCCACAATTAGTGCATTGCCATGTCACATTTAAAAAGAGTTCTTTTTCTCTAAAAGGTTTTGCGTAATCGGAATTTTCGCATTTCAATATTCCACCGCAAACAGGACAATTGCGTTTATCAAGTAAATCTAGCATTCAAATTCCCTCTTCTCCCTGTGCTTCATCTGACAGGCAATCATTTTAGCTATGTTTTCACGTTCCTGTTTTATGCCATGACCTTGTCGGAATAACTCACATTCAAGAATATTCCCGCAGTTTGAACATTCGTCTTTTATTTCTTTACCACATATCTCCATCTTCTTTTCTCTCCCAAAACTCACAATAACACTCTGGCTCTGTAAAGTCTGCGCAATATTTGCTATCACCATTGAAGCAAGCCCATGTGAAGTCATCAT